ACACCAAGTCGCAAGCAGATACACGCTACCCATTCAAGGGTAACAACAGCATCATCCGCTTGAACGGTCAGACCATCAGCGCAGACATCACGATTGACAGCGACGAGAACGGTGTGTCGGCAGGGCCGATTACGCAGAGTGCCACCGTCACTGTTAACGGGTATTGGAGCATCGTATGACTAGCGTATTGAATGTAGACACGATTGCTGCGAAGGATGGTACGTCTGCTGCGACACTGACTAAGCAAAGCCCCTCTAAAGTTTGGTGTAATCACAGTAGTGATTCAACTGTAAACGGCAGTTTTAATGTGTCCTCTACTACGGATAACCCTTCTACTACGGGGCAGACACAGGTTAGTTTTACTAATAGCATGGCAGACGCTAATTTTGTTGTAACTGCATGTAATAGACACACTTCTGGCGGTTCTTTTACTCAGGTTTCAGACTTAACCACTGGAAGTTTCCGTGACTATTCTTTTCTGTCTTCTGACCAAAGTCGCCCAGAGAAAAATGTTATGGCTGTAGCCCACGGAGACCTCGCATAATGGCAAGCATACTCAAAGTCGATACAATTACAGGCGTAACCACGGCTGGGTCTATTGCGGTGACAGGCGAGGGAAACTCGACCACAACGAATTTGCAGCAGGGGCTGGTAAAACATCGGTGTAATTTTGATACGGACAGTTCAACATCTGTGCTAGGTAGTTTTAACAATTCTAGCCTTACAGATAACGGAACAGGTGATACTTCTTTTACGCTGACAAATAATATGAATAACGCCACCTATTCTGTCTTCGCACAATCGGGAGATAAAGAAAGCGGAGACACAGGATTGGTCGCTATGCAGGTGTATGACAACCTGACGCCTAGAACCTCATCTTTATACAGAGTGCATCAGGGGTATGTTACGTCTATCAATAATTTTATAGCCCTAGACCGTGACTATAATGATGCAGCAGTCTTGGGAGACCTCGCATAATGGCTAGTGAACTTAGAGTAAACACCCTCAAAGATGCCAGCGGGAACAACAGCGTGGGCATGTCTACTGTCGCAGAGGGTACGGCAAAGGCGTGGTGTAGAACAGACCAAACTGCTACGGCATTAGACTCGCACAATATTTCATCTGGAACAGATAACGGAACTGGTGATTACACCTTTTCTTTTACCAACAGTATGAATAATGTCAATTATACTGGTGTTTGCTCTTCAAAATCTAATGACAACAGAGTCTTGTGTTACAGCACTCTAGCTACAGGGAGCATAGCACTTGATTTGTTTGATGCTGATGCTGGAACCCGTGTAGACGGCGGCGGCGGTATGGGCGTATTGGGAGACCTCGCATGAGTAAGGCAGCAGAACTCGCCGCACTGATTGGTTCGCAGACGGCGTTGTCGAACAGGAACCTAATTATCAACGGTGCGATGCAGGTGGCGCAGCGGGGTACATCTAGTTCTACCCTAACATCATCGCAAGTATATTATTTAGATAGATTTTTTGCTGTTGAAGATACTGATGGAACTATGACTATTCAACAGTCATCAACATCACCAACAGACTTTCAATATTCTGCGCTTTTAACTACGGGAACCGCTGACACAAGTTTAGCTGCAACACAACTATGTTATGTCGGGCAAAAGCTAGAGGGCTTGAATGTTGCCCACCTAAATTGGGGTACGGCAAACGCAAAAACAGTAACACTATCTTTTTATGTGAGAAGTTCTTTAACTGGCACTTTTGGTGGTGCGTTTGCAAACAATGCGTTTAACCGATCTTATCCTTTTACCTATTCAATTTCATCAGCAAATACTTGGGAAAAGAAAACAATAACTGTTGCAGGTGACACTACAGGAACGTGGCCTACAGATAACAGTGCGTCCATTCAAGTTTTTTGGGGTCTTGGAGTTGGTTCAACTTATTCTGGCACTGCTGGGGCTTGGGTTGGTTCCGGTAATATTTCAGCAACAGGCGCAACAAACGTAATTGGAACAGCATCGGCTACTTTCCACATCACCGGCGTCCAGCTTGAACTTGGCGAACAGGACACGCCGTTTGAGCATCGGTCGTTTGGCGATGAGTTGGCTAGGTGTCAGAGGTATTATCATCGACTAGATTCAGCTAACGCTAATGGTAATTATTATCGGTATAATTCCCAACGCAATACAAGCACCACAGGGACTGCGGGAAGCTATCATATGCCAGTTACTATGAGGGCAACACCATCCGTTAGCACAACTGGAACAGCATCTAATTACGCCATCACACATTCAGGTGGTAACACTGCTTGCAGTAGCACACCCGCAATCGGGGGCGACGGTTCTGGCCCAGAGTTAGTTAATTTAGAGGTAAATGTTGCCAGCGGTCTAACAAGCGGACAAGGTTCTCAGCTAATGTCAAACAACAATAAAACCTCGTTCATTGCTTTTGATGCGGAGATGTAATTATGGATGGAATGAATATCACATTTGCTCAGTATGTGCTTGGTTCTATATCAGGTGAAAACGCATCTATCAAAGCTGTTATTGATGGTCAACATCTGTCTATACCACTAGACCCGGATAATACTCACTATGCTGAGATTCTGCGACAAGTCGCCGCCGGTACCTTGACCATTGCGGACGCCGACTGATGAAACTGGCGGTGGAGCAGACTGTGCAGCAAGAGATGAAGACACAACTGCAGCTAGAGGCGCACGAGAAGGAGTGTGCCATGTTTCGTGAGTTGGTTCATGGCAAGCTAGACTCGTTGGACAAGCGCATGTGGCGGCTGGAAGCAATGATTATGGGTAGCACGGTTTTAGTCGTGGCTATGGTCGTCTCCGTATTTATGGGAATTAGGTAACGATGGCAGAAGCGAACAAGATATCCACCGACGCAGACCTGATGAACGAAGTCGGCGCACTTGCAGCCGGACAACAGGCAGGAGTGCCGCAAGTCGATGTGGTACGTCCGACAGTACAGACCGGTGAGATACAGACAACGACAGGGGCACAACTCGCCGGTCCTGTTTTAGCTCCGACAGGTCTCGCCCCGACAACTGATATCGACGTAGCCGCACCCGCCGCACCGACCGTAGGTCTCGGTACGGTCGCCGGAATCGAGCAGATCACACCACAAATCGGTGCGATGGAAGCGGCACAGATCGAGGTCGCACCACAGATCGACATGACCCAAGTTGAGGGTACGCTCTCTCCGGGGGCGATGGCAACCGCTGCCACTCAAGAACTCGACGAACGTGCTACCGTCCAGTACCAACTCGGAGAGCTTCTCGGAAGTATCGAGGAAGGCAAGCCTATGCCCGCATGGGCCGCGCCGGGGGTACGAAAAGTAGCGGGCATCATGCAGGCTCGTGGCTTGGGTTCGTCGTCGATGGCCGCAGCCGCTATGACACAGGCCGTCATGGAGTCGGGCGTCGTCATCGCCGCACAAGACGCTAACAAGTACGCCACGATCCAGCTACAAAATCTCAACAACCAGCAGCAAACTGCTCTCGCTAACTCCGCACAGATTGCGGCTATGGACAAGGCGAACCTTTCCGCCCGCTTGCAGGGTGCCGTCACAAACGCACAGCTTCTCCTTGCTACCGAAACAAAAAACCTCGACTCTCAGCAAAAAGCGGATACCCTTTCGTACAACGCCTTGACGCAAGCCGTCTTCAAAGACTCTGCCGAAGAGAACGCCCGCCAGCAGTTCAATGCAAAGAACGAATTGCAAGTTGAAGAGTTCTTCGCCGAACTCGGATCACAAGTCGAAACGGCAAACGCTAACCGGAAAGCTGCGACGGATCAGTTCAATGCGGGCGAGATCAACGCACAAGGTCAGTTCAACGCTGCGATGCGTGACAACCGCGAAAAGTTCAATGCAAACATGCAATATGCTGTAGATCAGTCGAACGTACAGTGGCGCAGACAAGTCAACACTGCCGACACTGCCGTGCAAAATGAAACGAACCGTATCAACGCACAAAACCTGTTCAATGCAAGTCAGAACTCCCTGAACAACTTGTGGCAAAAGTACCGCGACAACGCAGCGTGGAACTTCCAGAAAAACGAATCGTACTTGCAAAGACAACACGAAGTAGGTATAATGGCAATGGAGTTTGCTAACTCTAAGTCACTTTACAATCAACAACAAAAGGATCAACTCGCTGCCGGTATCGGCAACTGGTTGGCCTTGTGGTACGCGAATAAATAGAGGATAACGATGAATCTTTTGACAGCACTCATTCCTCTCGGCATCGCCGCAGTTACTGGCGGAACAGGTGGCGGCACAGAAAAGAAGGAAGGCATGGGCCTAGCCGAGTCGTTTCTTGTAAGTATGGGAGCGATGGAAGGTAAGTCGGGCATGAAGGGCGTACAGCCGTTCACGGCACCCGAAGCGGCACGTCCTCGTTCCGTTGCCGAGTTGACTCGTGGTCAACCCGCCACTCGTGCGATGCGTATGGACCCGGCTCAAAGGTTAGTACAGTCTGATCCGCGAGTGGCCTCCGCCGTGAGTCGTATGCTCACCGAAAGCTCGAACCAGCAGATGCGTGACTTCTCCGCTAAGTACGCTACTCGCGTCACGACACCGCAAGGTCGTAAGACGATTGCAACGAAGCAGCCCGGTGACATCAAGGTAGGAGCATAAGTAATGGCCGAAGAGCAGACGCCTCAACGTGGTACCATCGAGGCCAAAGACCCGTTCTCTATGGCACCTCCGGGCTACGGCCTCACGTCCGACAACGAGCGTTGGCCGTGGGGAAAGCCTCAAGAGGATGTCGATCCGGAAGCCGTACTCCGTAGAGCCGTAGACTCTTTAGAGATACCGCACGTACGCGAAGAAATGATGAAGCTCCTCATGGTGGGTGCATCTGTCGAGGCACTCGTCGAGGGGTACCTTTTTCAGGCGTTTCAAGAGGGCGGCTTCTCTCCGGACGTGGGCTTGTTGATCAAGGGTCCGCTGGCTATGTACATCGCGTCTGTAGCAGAGGACGAAAACGTACCCTATCGTTTGTTTGAGAACGACGACGCCCTGATCGAAGACGAAATGGACGACAAGACGTTCTTCACGATGATGCGTGACAACAACCCGGCTATGTTCGCGTACGTCAGTGAGACGATCAACGAGGGTATTCGTCGAGGTCAGGAACCTCAACCTCCGCGTGAGGAAAACTTTATGACTATGAAGAAGAAGGAGTCGTAAGTTATGGGTGTGGGATACGCGCTTGCATCAGGACTCGTACAAGGTTTTACGCAAAACATCGGAATGCGCTCAGAAGAACGTAAGGCGGAGAAGGCTCGGCTAAATGCCCTGAATAGCGCCGTTATTACGGCAGGTCTCGGCGACGATTTCAACAATAAAAACGTTGATGCCATAACCGCGTACATCCAAGAGGGTCGAAAAGCACTAGAGGAGCAGGGCGGCATCGATATCTTTGGTACGTACAAGGGTGACGTTATCACCGAAGAAGATACGATGAGTTTGCTCGGATCGCTTCAAACCACTGCGAAGACCGAAGATAAAATCGACCCTAAGTGGTTTGTCGGCAGTGATGATACCCGCATCAACTTTTACAACGATGACTTTTCGGGTAGTGGTAACTCTGCTCGTGCCTTATTTTCTCAGATTGAGCCTCTTCTTCGTAGCGAAGAATCCCTAACTAAACTGATTACCGATCCTGACGCGTACAAACAACTCGACGGACGTATCAACAATGGCCGTCTAGCTATTATGGCTGAGAATGCGAAAGTTCCTGAAGACGAACGTCTCGTGATTCAATGGGACGCAAAAGAATACTCGTGGATGGATAACTGGCGTAAACTCGGTCGACGTATCGGTGTGCCTTCGATCACGGATACTGCAGCAGCCACTCAAGTCATAAAAGGTATGCCGGGTGGTGAACGGGCAGTCGGTGCGTGGAGCGTTGACTTAGGTGACGGCTCGAAAGAGTACGGACCGGTCATCTTGAACACTGACGGTCAGGCTATGGCCTACGATCACACGGGTAAGTTCTTGAGTTCACCTAGTCCGGAGGGAGTATTCGGAGAATGGGAAGATGCCGTAGACCTTCCGGGAAAAGACCCGAAACTGAAAGTTACGTATTTTGCAAGCGCCATAAACGCGGGAGATATTCCTGACATCGACGGCTTGCAACCTCAAAAATCTCTCTACACTCTCGACAATTATGATTCTGTCTATACACAACTAGAGGAACACAACGCTACGGGTACGTTTGAAAACGGCGTGTTTATGCTCGTACCTCACATGTGGAGTCCGCAAACTGGCATGTCAACGGGCGGAAGTAGCCCGTACGAAGTAGTAAACTTTGCCAAAGAGAGTAAATCCGAGTACGTTTTGAAAATGTACTACGGCAAGAGTGTATACAAGACAAAGAGCTTTGACACCCTCTTAAAAGATCAACAGGCAAACGCTAGCGTTGTAGAGCAGATAGATCAGCTAGCAGAACTCAGAAAAAACGAGGGCGATGCCGTCGCTTACTCTAAGTTCAAGCAGATATTCCGTATCGCAGGAGATATTACCCGGAGTGCTATTCGAGACTTGGGTGTTTCGGACGAAGCACTCGACGGTCTCGGCGAAGCTGACTTTGCAGCTTTTCAAGGGCTTGTCGATGACGCACGAAAGCGCGGTGAAGCAACCGGTCAAGGCTTACTGTTTGCACAATCTCAGTCGCTGCGTATCGCCCTCGCGTTTAAGATGGCTCGTGCAGCCGATCCCTCTGGTCGTCTATCGAACCAAGACATCATCCAGCAGCTTGAGCGTCTCGGCGGTGATTTTGATACGGCTGATCAGGTTCTTGCGAAGCTGTCTATCGTACGCGAAGAGTTTGCGAATCAAGCCGCTCAACTCGATGTCCTCGTACGTTATGGTCGTGGCGAGGGTGAACTCACCCGTTTCAACAAGGGAGTCATCGACGCGGCTATTGCGTATGATCACGTAACTCGTCAGGCGCTTTCGGAACGGGGTGCGGCACGAGGCGGAGGTTCTTTCGCCAACTTCAAACACGGCGAAGAGTCACGCAGCCTCGTAACTCAGGGTGGACTACCCCTGTTTCTTCTTTACGATGATCCTGATCCATTAAAAGGAAAACAGCGAGACGGGTACTTTACAAAAGAAGAAGATGGCACCTTCAAACTGTACGACGGACAGGTAGTACGTAAGTCAAAGCAGGGGGGTCCGTCTGCACAAGACGACACCATAGCTGCTGGGGATGAACCTAGTGCAACCGTCACCAAAACAGGCGGCGGATCACAGGCAGAACTCACTCTGCAGCCGAACAATGCTACCGCTGCTGCTCCCGCCCCTGCCGCTGCTGCTCCACAACCCGAACTAGGACCGATGGAAGGTAAGATGTTCGAAGCGGTAAGCGGCAATAACATTGCCGGGTTTGTCCTCAAGGACACATCAACAGGCGAACAACTTCCCGGAAAATATAGCGTAGTAAACGGTCGATACGAAAGAATCAGAGAAACCGAAGGTAGCAACTGATGGCTGAACAACAACCGTTGATCCCCCAAGCGAATCTCGAAGTTGCTACGCAGCCTGTGCGAAAGGCTGTCGAAGCAGAGGCTATGAAGCCAGCCGTCGATCCGATGATCAACATCGAAGACGTTCTTTCGGGCAATGTGACAACTATCGGTTCTGCAGAAGTACGTCCGTCTCTTATCGATCAGGCTAATGCCGGTGACAACAGTGCAATGACAAAGATTGCACAACAGATTGATGCGTACAATCGTACACAAATTCCATCACTCACACAGGCCGACATACCGGGAACAAAGATTTCCGAAACGGGAAAGCGTGTTCCGGATATACCTGAAGGACTCGAAGGGGAACGAAGACTTTTTGGCATAGTTTCGTCAGAACAGCAAGAATTTACAGAATACTCCGAGTCGCGTATTCGCTTAAACGACGCCATCAAAAAGCACGTAATCGATCCCCGCGCACAAGAACTTTTGAACGCAGAGTTTCGCAGCGGTGAATTCTTCACGGAATTCACACGTCAAGCAGAAGACTTCGGAAAAGATGCCTTCTTTGGGGGCTACGACGTATTCAACACGTACGGTCCACAGGCAGTATCCGCAGTAGCCCGCTCGATTATGGAAGGCACTTCTATCGCAGAGCAGTGGCAAAAAGTTGCCCCGGACGTACAGGAGCGTCTAGTTCGCAATCGTGTGGCTCTTTCTAACATAGGCTTCAATACGTCATTCGCAAAACGTACGAATGAACGCCTCAAAGAAATGTACATCGAACGCTACGGTCAAGAGGCGTACGATTCCGTGTACGAACCGACCCTACGCGACGGTACCAAGCTCGTAACACCGATCATCAACGACGCAGCAGGAGATGCTCTCCTCGATTACGGCTTCGACGAACTCAGTCTCGGCGAGAAAATTCTTTCGTTCTTTGCACCTAATGCGGCTGTGTCAGCCAAGCTCGGTGCGATGACCCTTTCAAAAGGGAACAGACAGGCGGATCGTCTCGCTGAAGAAGTAGCAAAAAATCCTACTAAGTATGGCGCACTCAATCCTGTTGACGCTATCCGTTTGATCGAGATCGCGGATAGAAAGACGGTATGGGGCAAATCTTTCCGTAAATTTCAAGCAGGTATCGGTGGGTTCTTCTCCCGTAAGGTGGGCTACAAGGGAGCAATCGGAAATGCTCTCGAAGACCGTGCCCACGCAGAAGCCGTACGTAAGCTCAACAAGAATATCACCGAGTACGATTCGGCTATCAACATCGCAGAGAAAGCGAAGACAGACGGATCGACGATTATTCGGATCGATGACGGAACAAAGAATGGAATTGAACTGACTCTCGATCAGGCTCGTACTCGTAAGGGTAACATGGAGAATCGCTTAACAGCAGTTACTCGCGGTGCCATGTACACCAACAGCCCGTTTATGGCTACCCTCGTTTCTGATGAGGCTTTTATTAGCGCAGGTCAGGCACTCGGCTACGAGTATCTCGGTCCTATGATGAATATGGACGAGGATTCGGGAGGAGCTATAGGTGCCCTTTCTACCGCATTTGTAGGTCGTCCGGCTTTGAGGCTAGGAAAATCTGGTATAAAAGCATTAGGTAGAGTTACTACACTCGATGAACCTCTCACGGGATTCGGAAGATTTCTCGAAGATATTCGACTCGCTCCTCGTTCGTTCTTTGTAGATCGTACGTTTGACGATATCGGTGAAGCTATCGGTCGTACCCTCACACCGCAAGAAACGCGCTCGTTCCAACAAGCGGCTCGTATGATGGGTAACTTGACCCCGGAGGGTAGAGAAAAGGTATTTTCCGCCATTCAGAACTACAACGACATTCGTGGTAGAATCTTGAAAAACTTCGAGCCGTCAGACGAACTTCGTGCGGCTGCAGCAAACGGAGATCAAGACGCAATAACACAGCTTGCCGAAAAAGAAGCCATATTCAATCAGGCTCAGAATGCTTTTACTCTGTCCTTTGCACACGCAAGCGGCTTGGCTCCCCTGCAAGTTATGGAGCAAAACGCGATCAAGTCTGCAAAAGGCAACATGAAGGGCGTACTTCAAGCCGTAGACAAGCAGCTTCAAGCAGAGCAGTACCTACAGATGTCACAACTCGGCATCAATCAGCTTCGTCGCCTCGTAGAAGAAAGTACGGGAGTAGACCCTTCAGATCGAGCGTACTTGGAAATGTTCCTAAACGGCTTCCAAGACGCGGCAGACGGACAGACAATGATGCTGGCAGAACGTCGCCGCGAATACATGCGCGTTCTCAATGATTACAAAGAGGAGGTCTTAAAAGACCCCACAGCCGCTATAGAGGGCGATACCTTTGATCGACTCGTCGAACTAGAGATCAAGCTAACTCCGAACGCTCTCGGTAACATCGCAGCCGAGCGAGAGATTCTCGTCAAGAATATGCTCGACATGGACAGTGCCTTACAAGTACGTATCGACGCAGTAGAAAAACTTCGCGGTACGGACGAGTATCGTGTTGCTATGGGGCGTATCGCCGAACTCATGTCGGACGTACGGGATGCAAAAGTACGTCGCTTGGGTAAGTCCGTGTATGCAGAAGCGGATGAAGCTATGGGGGATGAAAAGGTAGACCTCACCCCTGCAGTCACTAATCTTCTCGAACGTATGGGTCTGACTAAAGCGAGTGATTATCGTACGTATTTCGGTAGCGACTCTGACTTCCTGCGTAGTCGCAGCGGTCGCTTTGCTTTCAAGGCACTCGATGATGCTGCATATCGCGGACTCACAGAGGGTATGGACCTCGATGCTGATGATATGGAAGAGCTACTCCTGCGCGTATCCACTCAAGAGCTACGTGACCCAACCGATCCTACACGTCTCGTAGCGAACGAGGACTATCTCGGCCCGAACCCTTCGTTTATCGAGATTGCGCTTCACTTCTCTACGAAGCAGAGTGATGAGGGTTTGACCTTCGCACCCTTCCTCGCTACGCCATTCGAGGCAGATGAGCTATCTCGACATATGCGTAACAAGGCTCGGTCTATGCCGGATGGCGATTCAGCACGTCCGTATAGTGAAACTCGCGATGCTATTGAAGATGCCATCATGGCAAATCCGCAAGTTGCTACCGAGATGCTAAACGCACGTAGTAAGTACAAGCAGATCATATTCGACCCTACTGAGTCGAGAGGCTCACTCGGAAATCGCATTGCAAACGCGCAACGTAAGCCGGAGTTCGAAAGCGTCGGAGAAGGGTACTTCAAAAGGTACGACGAGGGTGAGCTTCCACACACGTGGCACGATCCTATCGGTCAGCAGGTAGGGAAAATTCTTTCTGGTGTAGATGAAACAGACAGTAGAGCGGCTCTCCGCTTAGAGATGGAAGACTTCAATCGTTTCTGGTCTGATGGTCGTATGACCGTAAACAACAGGGGCGAGTGGGTTTACGACCTCACCATCGAAGGCAACAGTGAACAAGACTTCGAGAACATTCAGAAGATGCTTTCGAACGCTATCTATGTGTCGTGGGGTGATCAGGTTCGTACCAACGTCGTCAGCAAAACAAAGCTAGGCAGCTTGGGTATCGCAGGTTCTCCGGTGGGCGGATCGTACGATTTCGAGCGTATCGAGCGGGCACGAAACTTGAATAAGTATTTTAGCGTCAAGGTAAAGACCGGCCCCGATACGTACGAAACCCGTCAGTGGTTCGATGCGGAGAAACTCATCTCCGAAGAAAACGACATCGTGAAACTCGTACAAAAAGATACGGGTGTACGTGAACAGCTTGCTGACTTCCGCCGCTTCGTAAACGCGGACACCGGAGACTTGGCTGACGAAGCGCGTACGTTTATCGAACTCGGTCAGCGGGCCGTTCGTAACTTAGAACAGGCGGCGGGTGTAACTGATCCCCTACAGTTTTACGAACGTTATGTCATCGGTTATGCACCCGGCATGGTGGATGACCTTCGAGACACTTTCATTGCCGGTCTCAAGGCTAGCGACGGTGAGATCACTGATGCCGAAGCGCAGGAGGTATTCAATCAGGGCATGGTGTACATGCTCACCAATGGTATGCTCCGTCGCGCAGAAGTAGCACCCGTACGTGAATTTAGTTACACGGCTCTCGATGGTACGAAGCGACAGGTAGAGACTCTGAGCAACGCCCAACAGCTTGCGTACGACTTAGGAGACAAAAACACTCGTGCCATTCTCGGAGAATTTATTAGCGAGAAGCATATCACCTTTATGGAAGATATGGCCGAGATGATGCTCATTGCGTCCGGCACGGGCATAGCCAAGTACACACCGGGCGGAATCCGGGGCATCTCTCCGAACGAGATGATCAGCCGCGCGTTTAACATCGCACGGGGTATGGTTAGTCCTACGTATGTCGGTGCAGAATTTGCCTTCCGGCTCCTCGAAGAACAAAAGGTATCAGCGTTCGAGATTGCTTCGGAGTCACAAGATGGCGCACGTATCATGTCGTTGCTGATGCAAGACCCGAAGCTCGTAACGGACGACGACGTTCGTACGTTTTCTACACTCGTCAGGTCCATCGCTCTCCGCGAAACTATCCGGAGTGGTCAGAAACTTTCAGAATACATTCCAGAAGATGCCATCGAGGCAGCTATGATTCAACGTCAACAGGAGACAGAACAGTGAAAATGTACAACAACGGCCCGCGCAAGGCCATGATGTATGGTGGTGCTGCCAAGCGCAAGCCGATGATGTACGGCGGCATGGCCACAACGAAGAAAAAGAAGAAGAAGATGGCTAAGGGTGGCGAAGCCTTTGGTATGCTCAGTGTGAACGCGGGGATCGACAATAACCCCAAGCCCACTGCCGCAGACCGTATTGCCGGTGCCACTAAAGGTATGAAGAAGACTTCTGCATAGCCTCGTCGGCCATAGTACGTAAGTAACGAAGAAGGGATGCTACTGAGTGCGAACCCTCGTACTCCGGCATCCCTTGATTCATTGTACGCTCGAAATCTTCCGGACGAACAGAATCGTACAAAATTTCTACGTTACCATTCGTCAAGAGGTTAGCCTCTAACCTAAAGAGTTGTGCTTTTTGTTTCATCTACATTGCTCAATTCACGTATCGGCAGGTTGTAGCAATCCGCCTTGAACACGAATCCGTTATCCGGATCGACATCGCCCCGACGGTAGTACGTCGCATTTTCGTAAAACGCACGTTTGTCAATTTCACCCAAGACCCACGCTTTCGTGCCGTCGATCTTGATCCGTACAAAAACGTACGAGTCGCAGTCTTGCTTCGATCCGTGTGCGGCTACTGAACAGTCGTAGTAGTCGCGAGGCCGAGTGTTACATCGCTTCGTCTTTACGTCGATACGCTTACCATCCAATAGAAGATCGTAGTCGTGCGTATTTGCTTCTGTAGCCCCTGTGAGGTCGGCTACGATGAGTTCGCCTATAGCACCCACCTCGTGACTAGCACTACCCGTGATGCTGCCCTGTAGTACGCCTACAGTGGCAGTTTTCTTTTTTGCGCGTTCGACTAATTCAGGCGTTATCTTTACTTCGATCAACGATCTTTCTCCACTCTTCGTAGCTCGGATGGTTCCGGGGTGGTTCGTACTGGACCCACCCCTTCCCCTGTTTCCATATGGGACGTGTTTCCTTCTTAGGCGGCATTGAGATCAACTACCTCACACACACCCGCCGTACACGCTAGCTCACGTGAGCCGGACGTATTGTCTTCACGTTCGTACTCCGACAAGGCATTCCAGTCAATCTCCAAGTGACCATACGCCTGTTGCCACTCCGCGTAGTCATCAGCTTCGATGTCCTGATACGGGGCTTGCTGATACGTGTGATCCGAGTGCGGCAGGAACGAGACGCCCGACGCAACGTCGAAGTTTTCGTAGACCCACGCACCTACGTCCATCCACTCGTGTTCTTTTACGGTGATGGTGACGGACGGCTTGTGTTCGCACCAGTGGATCGCGTACGTTTTCCACAACTCTAGCTGCTCGACAGCCGACATCGCATCGCGTGTCACGGCACCCTGCGGCGACTTCATAGCAAACGAAAACACCGTGGTCGAATCCGGCTTCATCACACACGCTTCACTGTACACGCCCCGATCCTTGAGGAACTGAGTTAGGGGGTCTTTGTTGTCACCCCGCACGGTACGAATGTAGTAGTCGTTGTGCCTAGCATGAATGCCGCTTGCAGCGTCCACCAGTTGCGATACAGTACCCGACGGCTTTACACAGGTGATAGCAGCCGACTGTGGAATTCCAAGCTTCTCTGCGTACTCTTTGTTTGTATCGACGGCCACCTGTCGCATCTCTTCGAGCCAGCGAGGTGAGTCTACGGATTTTGAAAGAACCGAGTGATCCATGATACCAGTCAAGGATACGCCGAGCAAACGCTCTTCTTCTGTGTTGTCTTTCCATACCTTCCTCAAGTATTTAAAGTCAGTGAGTGTGGACTGTAGCGTACCCAAGATCGTTGCGAGACGTACCTTACGCTTCAGGGAATCGAGTGTATCGGATTCGCGAACGACAACCTCTGAAAGGTTGCAAAACTGATACGGACGAAGGATGATCTCTGAGCAGGGGTTCGTACCCCACATGTGTCCCGTCTCCCGTCGCTCATTACGAGCAACCTGTACGTCAGCAGCCTCACGATTAAAGATGCCACGCTCACCCGACTTGGAGTCGTAGAGAGCTAGCCACTCCCGCATAAACGTACCCATCTCTGGCTTGCCTTTGTAGGCAACGGAGTTGTTAGCGAGGGCACGTTGACCCTCGTTCTCCCACCACGCACCGGACTTGGCATGTGCCATCTGATCGTCGTTGAGATTCGACAGGGAGATTAGAGCAGAGCGACGTACACCACCTACCACAACAATCTCTCCGATCTTACACATCAGGTCGTGGCACTCAATCGGGAAGAGACGACGGCCCTGTGCCTTCTTGAACAGTTCGACAGTGAAGTGAAACAAGTCGTCGAGCGGACCCGGGCCGGATGCTCGGCCACCCATAGTCTTGAGGCGCTCACCAGACGCACGTACCTGAGACAAGTCCCATGTCGGAATCTGTCCGGCGTAGAGAAGCGCAATCAACTCACGCAACGACTTGGCCCACCCCGGCTTGGAGTCGCCCACCTTGATCACAGTATCTGTGTCGTGCATCGCATCACTGACGACAGGCAGCTTGTCCACGTTCTCACGTTCGACAGAGAAGCCCACACCTGTACCGCACATCAAGATGTACATGCACTCGTCGAACGAACGAGGGCTGTCTACAGGGATGTACGAGCAGTTGTAGCCGCAGATGTTGTCACGAGCAAGGGCCGGACCCGATGTCATCATCGCCCTCATCGACGGCATGATCTCCTGTCCGATGATCGCTTCACGAATGTCCGTGATGTCGTCAGCGGAAAGGTCGAACTGATGCTTGCCCTTCGCCTGATAGATCATAAACTTTAAGTAGCGTTGTACAGTTTCATCCCAGTTCTCACGGCGTTGCTCGTCGTCGAGCCACCGTGCGTACCGGGACTTATGAATAAATTGTTGGTATGGGGTGGGCAACATGTTGTTCATTATTGTATCTCCTCAATCAGCTTGCCTAAGTACCACTGTGCCTTTTTCAGGTCTTCGACGCCATTCTTGTAACGATAGCGCCAGAGGTACTTTATTATATTTCCTTGCAGGTAATACTCGTAGCCGTCAGTAGTGGCGGCTTCGATAGCATCGATGCACTCAATCCCTGCCTGATTGTAGTGCGGCGGTTTGTTAACCATGTCGGACTGAGCCGCATAGTATTCGTCCATGAGCCGATCTTCATCTTCTTGCATAGTGGCCCACTTCGTATTGGCCCTACTCTGCAGACTTGCCATGCTCTCTTCTTCTGCTTTCATTTTCATGTACGCCTCGTGTCTCATCGAATCAGGACTGATCACCGGTTGTCGCCCTCGCCAGAAATCTTACCGACAGCCTTTCGCTGTTGCAACTTGTAAATGTTCATCTCTGCAACTTGTTGGAGGGAGAAGCCCAAGTCTTCCGCAAGGACGGCGCAGTACCACATAACATCCCCGATCTCCTTTGCAATCTCCCCCTTGAACCGGACGTCGTCGCGTCTGTCGCGGATGATCTTCTTTACCTTGTCCGCAACCTCTCCTGCCTCACCGGCAAGACCGAGTGCAGGGTACGTGATCTTTGCGTCTTCAGGGTAGATTGCAAACTTACGAGCTTGCATCTGATAGTTGTTGAGGTTCCAGTTATCTTTGATCATTGTGTCTTACCAAAATTTATCTTGACGATGTTAGTGTCAGGTTCGTGCTGGACATCGACACCGTTGCCGGTCTCTTCGATCATAGTCTCTTTTGTCGCTTCGAAAGCGAGTCGGGCTAGACCTGCTTGCATCACCCGCTCGAAGTCATTCTCCATCAACTCGACAAGTCCCGAAATAATCACGGTACCGGCAGGAATGTACTCGTCATCTTCATCCTCCTCCGTGGTATCGTATGCCGTCATGGTGACGTGTTCGTCATCATCCCCCTGACGAAATATGAGGTACCATCTGTCTTGCAACAGGCTAGCACGTTCTAGGGTTGACTGCATATCTTTGTTATCCATTCTTACACCACTCCTCCGGGATCGATCCCTCTGCCCACTCAAAGCCGTGCTTCGTAGCCCACTGAGCGTACGTAGTCTTAGAGCCTTTGTAGATTTTGTTGTTTGCCCGAAGAAATACAAAACGTACATCTAGGTCCGGATGCTGTTCCTTGACTAGAAGCATCTTCATACGATCTCCCTTGTCGAGGTGACCCTTCGCTTCGACGTACACGTCGCTACTCGGAATGTAAAAGTCGGGCGTGTACGTGCGCGGCTTCGGCAGGTACGTCACCTTCATAGATTCGTATTCGTAGTCAACGCCTTTGTCCGCAAGAGATCGGGCAAGGCTCAACTCGAAGTTAGAGCGGAACCCGGCCTTACCTGCCGAACTCTTTTTCATAGACGCATTCCGACGGACCCGAGACGTTTTAGGAGATACCCGGCCAGTCTTGGAGACAGGCGTTCCATAGTTGAGAATTCGTTTGTCAAGCGAGTCAGAGGGACGCATACGTTTACTCCGGAGTTTGCAAGGCGGCTGATCTTGCTGATCTCGGCCTCGACAGTTGTGATGTCACGTTTTTCCGTATCGGACGAAAGCGCACCTAAGTCGCTGAAATTGTTACGCAAAGTGAGAGGCAAGCCCCTTTGGTGCTGGCGAAGAAAGACAGTCTTTCGCTCACCTCCTGCCGCTACGTGGGATTCGACGTACACGTGGTGCATGTCTTTGTTGAGTTCGAGAAGCTCCAAGTCGTAGTCGCGTAGGAAAACGTATGCCATCACAACTCCTTAGTCTTGAGCTTCGAGTACCACACTTTCGGAGGAGACTTTGCCTGTGACGTTACCCTGTCGTGAAGGATAGCGTCAGGCCAGCAGTGACCCCGGAATCCGCAGAGGCCGCACTCTTTCGGCAAAACTTTGTTGCCGGTACGATATACCTCGCCCTTCCGCTTGTACGTTTCGAACTCATCCTTGAACGGCTTGAACGGCTGTGACTTCGGGTCCGCTATAAAACGTACGCGCTCGTTAGCTTCGGCGAGGTACGTGATACGATCATCCCCTGTCCAGTCGTACGCTTCGACGACGGCAACCTCACCGCTCGACTTGTTGATGACGATCCATCCGCCGAAGTCCAAGCCGGTAGCCGCACCGTACAGGTGGCCCTGCATAACGTACCCGAATGGATCGTCGCTCTTGATGTGTTCGTAACCACCGGAGCCTGTGAACTTATTCTTGTACGCCCAGTCGCTAGCCGACTTGATGTCCCACACACGCTCCTTGCCATCGTCGCCCCGTATGATCACGTCGAGTGTACCTTTTACGTTTAAGCCACCGACCTCTAGCTCTACTTCCTTTTGGAAGTCTACGATGTCAATCCCGGCTTCACGCATAATGAGCATCAGCAAGGCTTCGGTTAAGTCGCCGAATGCAAACCGTGTGATGCTGTTGTATTGCATCGACTCCTCGATGCCGAACTTGTCGAGTATCTGCTGACATAGGGGTTTGCCTATGCCAGACATACGAATACGATACTCACGTTTGCGGCCACCGAATTGTTTTTTGATAGCCTCTCGTGATTCTTTAACGAATAATTCGAGGTTCTCCGGGGAGACTTGTACGTCCCCCCGAATTGCCCGACTCATATAGTCTTGGATATTAAGAAGCATCTGCGAAGTCCGATGCCAAGTCGGAGTCATCCTCCGAAAGCAGGAGCTTCTGCGCTTCTTTGAACTCACGAAGCACTGCCTCGTTGTGTCCCCGGATAGTCTGATCGAACTTGACAACGAGTTGCTTGTCATCGTCGTCGAGACCCACCACACCAGAAAGCGTCGGTACTGGGGTCCAATAGACGACGCTACCCTTCTTGTTCTTGTGCGTACGAAGGTTGATCTCACAGTGAGCCATGAGCTTGTCTTGGCGACCGAGACCATTGATGAAGTCTGCAATAGGCTTGAAACCCGACTTCTTGAAGTACGCAATCATAGGCTTCTTTTCGAGCGTAACTTCTTGGCCCGCACCATTCTTGAACGTACCGGAGATCGTACCGTAAATAACCTGATTGCAGATCACGGCGCGACTCTTGAGGTACGCCGGGTCTTGCTGATCGAGTTGCTCTTCCTCTTGACGGGTGAGACGGCCACACTTGTTGCCACCCTCCGTGTCAGGAAACGTACCGTCGAACTTAGGCTTTTGCACTGACTTACATGAGAAGCCACCCCGTCCCTCATTCGCTTCGGCATCCCACATCGAATACTCGAACATACGCATCAAGCTCTGAATTTTCACTTCTGGTGAAAACAAGAACTCGCCATCTACAAAAATCTTCCAGTCACCACGTGTGAGCGGATTACCGTCGTCGGTTTCTTGGTCGTAGTTAATTCCGAGACGAGGGAGTCCGACACGATCACCCCTCCCCTCACCCTGCCCGGTGAGCTTCTTCAACTCTTCGGTGTTGTCGTTCTGCAACGCAGATACGAGAGCGTCCATGTCGTTGTTCAGTTCCATGATTTCTGTTCCATCCATATCCTTTACTCCTTTACGATTGGATAGTCGGTAAGGGCAATCTTACAGTTCTACTTCGTGTAAGTCAAGCCAATTTTTACCTGCCTTGATCTCTATCCCGACGGGCATGTCGTACGTGACTCCATAACGTCGAACAGTTTCAAAGGGTAACGAAAGCATCGCATGCTTCATCATGTCGATGCAAATATTTTTTTCGTCCGGGTGTACGTCCATGACGATAGAGTCGTGTACCGTGTTACAGATCACACTGCGTACCCCCGAGTCACGTACGATCTTGTCTAAGGCGACGAGAGCGATAGGCAAGAGATCGGCTGTGGCGAACCCCTGCACGGGATAGTTACAGATCGATGTGCGGTGTGTAGCCGTGCCGTACTTCGTCCAGCGGGCATCGGGGAAAGCGTACTCGCGTCCGGATGGAAGTGTGATTACTCGTCGCTCAACAGCCGTACGCTGCAAGTCGTCGTGCCACTGGGTGACACCCTCATACTTTTGCTTGAAGGCTCTGTAGTAGCGTTGTTGAGCGTCTGTGCCGGTTGTGCCCCCATAGAGAGGTTTGAAGGTGTGTGCCTTCGCTTCTTGGCGTGTGCAGCCGATAACAGACGCCGTGTAGTTGTGTACGTCCGTCCCGTCCTTCACGTCGATGTACGCCTGTGCATCTTTAGCGAGGAACCCGGCAACCCGAAACTCTAGCTGCGAGTAATCCCCCTCAATGATGAAGCCACCCTCGAAGCGGCTCTCGACCACCTTACGTATAGCGAAGGTATTTCCACGTGGCATATTCTGAAAGTTAGGATTGCGGCTCGAAAGGCGACCTGTCGCCGTAACACACTGCATAAATTCCGGATGGATGAAACCACGTCCGTCCACATTGTTTTTGATCCCTTCTACGAAAGTGTTGAGGTATGTACGCAGGGCGTTGAACCGGACGTATCCCGTGACAAACTCCCGTGCGTCTCCCGACAACTCGGACGAGCGTACGTCGAGTGTGTCCTTGTCCGTACGAAACCCGGCAGAGGCTACGTCGTACGAATCTCGGGGTGATATCTTGAACCCGGCAACTTCCGTACTCGGTATGTAAAGAACACCCTTGCCGTCGCACCGCTTGCACACGCGCACGGCCTTACCGAGTGTGCCATCCTTCTTTGTTACACGGGTACGTCCGTGACCGTTGCACGACGTACACGTTTCGGCACGTGTCTTGTAGACGATGTCGGTCATACGGCGGACGGTCTGGTTGAACTCGCGCTGAGAGAAGCGGGTACGCTGCTTCGGCTTCATAGTTGCGCCGCGTTGCTCCATGCCCAAGTTGAACGTACGCGACCAGTCTTTCTTGTCCTTGACCTTACGAGAGTAGAGGAGCATCGACCGGTCGTCAGGGCTGGTCAGACTGACGGGTGTATCGCCCATAGCCTCACGTGCTAACTCGTTGAGCCGTATCTCTAGGGTCTCTAGCTCTTCTGTGTACATCTGCTCGATTTCGTCGAGCGTATCCATGTTGATCTTCAAGCCTACTTGCTCCGTACGAGCGAGTACGTCTGTCATTTCAAGCGACAGCTTCAGTGTGGGTATCAAGCCCTTTTCCATCGAACAACTCCTCAAATGTTACGCCAAAGGCGTCTAGCTGTTTCAGTGCGATCTCTTCTGTGGCCTTTACGTCGGCTACTCCGTATTCTCGTACGATCTCCCACGGGATGTCGTAGAAGGTCTTACCGCTCTTGATATACGGCGCAATAAGGTCCGTCTCCTTTTGGGTAACACCATACTTCCTTGCAAGAGCAGCAAGTCCGAGAGGCCAACGCCGCGCCTTCGAAAGTATATATTCAGCAACCATCGTATCATAGATATCTCCGTCGTAGGTAAAGCCACACCCGCGTATCCACTGCAAGTCGAACTTTATGTTCTGGCCGACAAGTACGTCAGCGTGATCCAATGCCTTCTGGAACAAGCCCGCAGCAGCGAGGGTCTTTGGCTCGGTCGAGTGGTAGTAGCAGTCGTATGCAACGGTACTCTGTAGCCACTTGTAGCCGATAGAGACGAGGTAGTTACCGAAGTACGGCAGGGGTGTGTAGCCCCCGCTCGGCTTCTCTACGTGCGTCGTCTCTACGTCAAATGTCAAAACATTCATATTACTGTCTTGTCCTCAGTTATTAGTCTATCACCGTACTTACCCACAATCACAACACCCAAGCGTTTCTGCACGTCACTTAACTTTGACATGTGAACCACGCATTTACCCTCCTTGCTCACGTATGGATTTACAGTTTTACTGTCATACAAGGTTATCTCACCCGTGTTTATGTCTAAGGTAACGAAGTCAACAGGCCCACTCGACGCCACATTTCTGAAAACTTCGAAGCCGTGTTCCAAGAAGTAATGGCATATATCAAGTTCAGTAATATCACCTATTCTGTTAGTGTTAGCCATCAGTAATACACTCCTCGTTGTACGTCGATGTTTGCGTTGATCATGTCGTGGTAGCCGTTGATCTTGTTCTTGGAGATGCAGATGTGGCGTACCGTGTTAGTCACGTCACTCGCCCCGGTCTTGCCGATGCCGATGATGATATCGGCCTCGCCCGCCTTACCCGTACGGGAATTGTCGAGCATAGAGTAGTCAATAAATTGACGGTCGTGCGCTTCGTAACTCGCTTGACTGACGGCCCACACGAGACAGTCATTGCGCTTGGCAATCTCTCGTGCCTTCACGTACGTTTCCTTCAAGCGTTCGTCACCCCGGTTGTACTCCCCGCCGATGCGAAACTTGTCTAGCTGATCCATAAACATCACGTCCGGCTTGTTGAGCTTGGCGTAGTCGTCAGCCTCCTCGACAGACGTACCCACAGAGTCCATTATAGTTAGGTACGGGGCGATATCACGAGCGTACGTCGCACGTAAACTTTCACGGTCATTCTTCATTTCATCCTTTGTTATGCCGACGAACGACTGGATGATACGCAGTTTGATCTTCTTTGCCGGTTCCTCGTTCGCCCAGTACGTCACCTTGAACCCTTGACGAATATACGACGCGGCAAGGAAACAACAGAATGTCGTTTTTCCGACTTCCGGACGCGCAAACAAGATACCCAAGTTGCCCCGGTCTAAGCCCGGTACGTGTTCGCGTACCAACTCGAACTCAAAAGGGAAGTCGGGGTCTCCCGCATTTTCGTCTAAGAGTGTGTCGATGTCGTCGTCTACGACCTGATACGTGGTCTTGTCAGAAATCCGACCATCCTCTACAACGTCAATTAATTGACGCAAACTGCCGAAGTCTTCACTTTCTCCTGTGAAAATTTCGATAGCCTTCTCGCCGATCTGACGCGCACGATCACGCAACCAGAAGTTATTTACCAAGTCGAGGTAGAGGTCGTGCTTGTCGGGCGTACCCCGTTCGAGTTCCGCGATCAACCCTTGCGCCTTCTCACGCGTGGAGTCCGGCATCGCAGGGTTGCGGTCGTTGAACAATGCTCCGAGTTCACGTACGTTCACAGACGTACCGTACTGCGTGTGCGCGTACGATATCACGTCGAACACGTCGCGCATCTCCCCGGTAAACATATCCCGAGTTACGATGTTCGACACCTTAGTAAAAAACTCGTTGTCGAGTACGAATCCGAGTACCTGTTTATCGATTGATATGGGATCGTAAGAAGTCATTCCGCTCATCCTTTTCCATGTTCTTCAAGTCCGTGTGCAACACCATCAGCCGTGTTGGCACGTGAGAGTGAAGCGTTCGTACCATAGTGATTGCCTTGTCGGTAGCGTCTTTGTCTAAGGCTACGAACACACGGTCATATTGTTTCAATATTTCGATGTGTTCTGTAAGAAGGTTAGTCCCGAGTAGAGCTATACCCGCCGCCACAGAACTACAAGAGCAAGCACTAGCACAATCTTCGACAACAATCCCGGCAGTATGTGTACCAGATACAAAGGGATACTTGCTGCTATTGTAACGATACCATTTGGGTCCGCGTCCATCTAAACTCCTTCCTGCCGCATCTACGACCTTTTTACCATCCTTAACTAAAAACACCACACGGTTCATCCGTACGTCGTACCGTATGTCCGCCGCCCCGGAAAGGTACGCATCGTACGCCCCAACCTTGCGGAGGTACGCTTCGGCCTCGACACGGCGAGATACGCTGACGAACGTGTCAGGTATTTCATAAGTGTTACCGGCATGGGAAGGCGGCTTCGAAACCGCCGACCGCTCGAACACGGTTGACGCTGACGTACGAGAGAGGGTAACACCAGTACGTCCGGACACGTTGCAGTCTGCGTGAAAGCAAAACCACATCCGCTGCACTCCGTTGTCCGTGACCGAGAATGTGTTCTTCTTGGCACACACGGGGCAGTCGGATCGATACCGTGTATTCGGTACGATGTCCAAGCCCTCGACATACGTTTTTAGCCACGCTGGTGATTTCATAACGGTGAAAGTAACCGACACCGGAAACCGGGTCAACCATAAAAATTATCTTGACAAGCTCGGTCACGCCACCTACCTTTCTTATTACCATACCCTATAGGGGATAACTATTATGAAAAAAATCAACAAGATAAACCCTATAGCTAGAGAGTTACCTAAGTATGGTAAGCGGGTTGTACCTGACAAACGTAAGAGCAAAGAAGACAAACGATTGACAAAAGAGGTACGCGATGCCAAGACCACCGAAGATAGATGAACCCACCAAAACGTACAATCTGTTAATTTCTGTAGCAGTGTACGACAAGTTAGCCAGACACGCCGAACGGTTACATGCCAAGAGTATCACGCAGGTATCTGTTGGTGACTTGATCCGTGAAGGTATAGATATTTACTTGGAAGCATTAGAGGATGAGGACTATGATGGTGGAAATAACGTGGGTGCTACTCCTAGTGACGGCCTTGAGTAGTGACAATTTTATCGTCGAGGATTTTGGTGGCTACGACACGATGTCCGAGTGTTACGTCGCATCGACCAAGATTTTCTGGGAGAACATGCCTATAAACAAGGAAGCGTTGTGTATCAGAGTGGAGGAGCATAGCCTTGCGAAGGATTAAATTGTTTAAGAATCGAAAGGGCGAAGAACTCACACCGTACGTCGCTTCTAAGGATAATCGACACGAGGTGGTGGCTCCGGTATCTTCAGTCCGTATCGGAGAGACAAACCGAAACGCTGTGAAGTCGAAGCAGTGTATCGACTACGCACGATGGGTTGCCTTGTACGTCGGACGTAGTGAAATCGAGTGTAAAAGGTGGCTTGACAAGCACAGAACGGTAGTGCTAAAGCTGTGTATACCCTATGAGGTGTCCTTGTAGCCGCTGAATACCGGCTATCGGTGCTGGTACAAGTTACGTTGATTCCGGTGTAGGTTGCGCGATCGTAAGCAGCCGGAAATACACTTCATAGGGCAACCGTACGAGGTTTCTTAACGGTTCCTTTTCCTCGTGCGGAGTCGTTCATCGAAAACGTGAGCAGGGCTGGCAGAAATGCTGGCCCTGTTTTTTTGTGCTTGACGTACGTTTTTGTTATCGGTATGGGTTACATATCGTAACGCCAGTACACAAGGAGATTGGCACATGGAAATCACACTGACTGACAACGAACGCCGGGACTTTCTCCGCGCACACAACGAACTCCGCAACATCATTTCGACGGTACAGGAGTGCAACGACCTGTGGGTGTCTGACTTAGCAAAGTTAGAGCGTTTGCAACACCTCATGCACCATGTGATGAAGTTTACCCCGCCGCTCGACGATGACGGCAACAGGATGTGGTATCGTGACTTTTTGCTCGAGGAAGAGGTGCCGAGCGATGACTAGGCTTTACCAACTGGTGATGGACAGCGGGAAGAATCCCCTGTCCAACATCCCCGACATGAACACCCGACACATGATCATGCAAGTTCTTGCGTGGATGTGGTGTATCGTGTTTTCATCGTGGATGGGATCGATTGTCGTGTTTGGTGTTAGCGCACTGGTTCACGCGATCCTGTTGGCTGGTATTTTTATCACGCTGGCTGTGTTCGAGACCGCCAAGCGCAAGCCCCAGTATTTCGGTGGGCTTGGCAGAGGCAATGGGGGTGAACATGATTAAGACAATCTTGACGTGCTGGATGGAGACTGACCCAGCAAAAGACCCCTTCATGGATAATGTCATCCGCGTGGCTTGCATGGCTTGTATTGCGTGGATTATGTATCACGCCTTCAACGGCATCATGGAAAGGATATACTGCTGATGAGAACGATTGAAAACCACGTCGAGGCGTGTCACTGTTGGGTGTGTGGCGGCTACGGTAAAGTCGAGGGTGAGGTGACAGTGCCTGACCCTATCCGTGGCGGTGAACTGCAGGAGAAGTTGTACGAATGCACAGCCTGTTATGGTGAGGGGGAGCGGTATCGTGCCAAGCTGACACAGACGACGGTGATCCGTGCCTTCCTTACACAGGCAAAGAACGCACTCGAAGACATCGAAATGAATTCGTCAGACCTCGACGCCATCTATGGCAAAATAGATGACGCTATTGGTGACATGGAACGATACGAGACAAAAGTGGGGACACGAGATGGATGAAATAGAAGAACACTGCGAGTGCGGACTGACACAGGACGGCACATGGAGCGAGGCTTTGTTTGATGAGTGGGGATGTGACTGCGAAAGGAAGGACGACGATGGGTAAAGTATCTGACTGGATGATTGAGATGGAAGAGGACGCCGCATACATGACGTGGCAGGAATTTGTAGATAAACACGGTGAGACAGTCTCGGAAATATACACAGAATTGCAACTCAAGTGGCAGTACGATCACGCCGAGCCGGGGGAGCCTGACGATGTGGGTTGATCCGGAGAACGATCCGAACCTCGAAAACGTACGCGACAAGCTGACAAACTTGCGGACGCTAATAGATGAGGCAGACTGGCATGACAAACCGGTGAAAAACGCGCAACGCAACGAAGCAAAACGTCTGACAAATATGCTACACAGGGGGGAACTGTGGCTACCAAAATTCTGACAAATGACAAACGCACGACACTATCGCGTGAGTACGTTTGCGATAACTGCGGCGAACCAGCCATGACCCGGGAGGGCGACCGGTTGCGCTGTCCGTCGTGCTGGCTACGGGAACAGGGCCGCAAAATAAAACCACTTGACCGGGGCGGTTATCGGCCCTAGTCTCGGCGCATCGTTTTTAACGAACAAAAGGAACCGAGCCGATGAAAAAACGTATACACATAAATCAGCACGTTATCCGGGCTAATGCCAAGAACGGCACCAACGACCCGGCAATCACGGTTAAAACATCCAGAAATAATTACTACGCCAACCGCGTCGAGATCGGCGGACCATCGTCTGTCATATACTCGCCGGACAAGCCGCTTTCATGCGGCGCGCGTGTATGGGTGGAAACTGACGATACGGTAATGATTTACACTGGCGACGATATCAAGGTGGTGGCATGACAAAACAGGCAACGCTAGTCGATCACGAAAGAATGATCCACAACATCATCAGCGTTTACCGTGACGCCGACGAAACGCAACATTCGGAAGGCTTGTTGTGGTACTCCGACGCGCAAAAGGCGGCGCACGATATCGCCGCGCGGCACGGCATCGCTGTTTATCTTGTGGTGGCGGTGATCGCCGCGCTTTCACCGAATAACAAATGGTCACGCAATGTTATCAACGCTGATATGCTAACTGGTGCTTTCCTGCGCGGTGACGGCATCGACGCGGTAAAAGTCTCGACTTATCACGCCATGAAAAAGAAGGCATGGGACATCTTGGCGGCGCGTCCGGATTACGACGGCGCAAAGGCGATGCTCAAGGGACAAAAGATCACGTCCTTTTTTATGGACATCATGGGCGAATTCAACGTGACCATCGACGGCCACGCGCGAAACATTGCATACGGTGAGCGCGTCGGATTAACCGATGATCGTACTAATATCGGCGTCCGTGAATACCGCGCTTTGCAAGCGGCATATGAAGAGGCGGCGCGACGTGTCGGCCTCATGCCCTACCAGCTACAAGCGATCACTTGGCGCGTATGGCGGGATCGTCACGGCATAACGTGACAAACACGGCGACGCTAAAACGTACGCATGACAAACGCGGCGACGCTAAAATATTGGGGATCAACTAACGGTTTCTCGTTCGGCGCGTTCTGGGGCGGGGCGAGACTGGCGGGTTGATCGGATCGGCGGCGAGACGATGGGGCCAGCCGATCACCAGCCACCGGCCCGAAAGATATTGTTTGCAACGACCGTCCCGGGCTGGCATGATTCACAACATCAACAACGAGCAAAGCGGAAAGGAACCGACATATGCTTGATCTTATACCTTACGAAGAAACAGCCGCAGCAAAGGCGAAAGCCCGGGGCGGTGACATCTGGGTTACTCATCGGAACATCGAAGACGTTTCGTTATACGAAAAATTCGGTAAGATTCGCCGGGTGCCGATCGAAGCCCTAACCTCGACGCCCGACCTGACACCGACCGGGGAAGTTATCCGGGACATTGTCGAGCCGCAGCGGATGGATGATTTCCACGCCCTACAAAACACGGCGACCGGCGGACTTTTGAACATCCGGCCCGTCGGCAAATCGTACGCACTCGTTCCGCACGATGGCCTCTTCAAGGCGCAGGCTGACTTGTTGGCCGCGTCGGACTTGCCGCTGAGTAACGTCGAGGTGGTAGACCGCATCTATGAAGAGGGGGCGCGGGTTCATCGCACCATCTACTTCCACGACCTCGAAGACCTGTCGATCACGAAAGACGGCCAGCAGGACAAGGTGCGCTGCCGGATGGACATGTTCAACTCGGTCGATATGTCGTGGGCCTTGCAAATCTTCTCTGGTGCCTACCGTGACCTGTGCCGCAATACTTTGGTATTCGGTGGGGAAAAGGCTTACCACCAGCGGAAGATTCACCGGGGTTCGGTATCGCCCGAAGCTATGATCGCGAAGGCGACGATGGGGCTTTCGATGTGGCAGGACCAGCGCGACGTTATGGACCGCTGGCGGAGTACGCCGCTGACTAATCGCCAGTTTGCCGACATCTTGAAAGAGACTATCTGCCGGAAAAACACGAAGGCGGCTGATGCCGATGAACGCTTGTCGGTGAATGAATCCCGCCTCAACTGGCTTTTGGAACGGTTCGAGGAAGAGCGGCGCGAACTCGGCCTGACGCTCTGGGCCGGTTACAATGCCTTGACGCATTGGGCTACGCATCTGCCGGACGCCCGAGACCGGGGCCGAGCCGAGCGCAAAAGGTACACACGAAACGAACAGGTGCGGGCTATCATCGATGGTCCCTCTTGGCGGTACCTCGAAGTGTTGGCGGCATAGCGTGGAATTGGTGCTGTTTTTATACCGGACTTGTGTCTGCATCATCCTGATTCTGATTCTCGGAATCATCTTCAACGTCACATAAGGAAAGGAACCTGAAAAATGACGTTTAACAACATACCGAAAAACCTTGTCGATGATCTTTGTGGGTGCATGGATCGCATAGAAGTTGCGATTAGGGCTGACGAACGCCAGCGTCTTTTAGATCGCTTTCGGGCTGAATTCCCGGATAAGCCAGTGGCAAAGCCGAAGCCCGAAACGCTCCATCCGATCACTGATATGCACGGTCATCCGCTGCACGAAACCGGCCCGCAGCCGGTCACCTATAACGACATGGTGGCACCGGCCCGGGCGGCTGGCCTTTGTGAGACGCACCGGCGGCTGATCTCTCGTTTGTCTGAGGGTACGTTTTACGCCGTGCCGACACTGGCGGGGCATCTCGGCATCAAGAAGGAATCGGTCTATCATTACCTGTCCGGCATCAAGCGGGCGGGTTACGAGCTTGAAATCCGTAACACCGGCAACCGCAAGGGCGGATATACCCACATTTACAGGCTTGCTAAGACGGGCTGAAAAACGTACATAAGAGGGGCGGGTGCTTTTGCCCGCCTCTTTTGCAAAAGGAAACGAAACGATGCAAAGCACGATCAAACAAGAGCTGACCACCTCCGAAGCGAAGGCGGTTTTTGCTATCACCGAAAAAGAAATCAGAACCATCCGCACGATGATTCAGGGGATCGAAAGCCAGATATCGGCCCTCGATGAATTCATGGATGCCATCGGCTTGCAAAAGTGGATGAGCAGCAGCCCACGTTCCATTGCGTCCGCTCAGTTTACAGTCGCCAAAGACGGCTAGCCAGTTACCCTGCCGGTGAGGGGCTAATATCCCGGCATCCTCCCTTACCTTGCCCCCGGCCCTAGTGCTGGGGGTTCTTTTTTGTGCGGCCCGTCGTTTAATCCCGGCGGGCTGTTTTCGTTCGGGAAATCGGCGCGGTTGTTGTTCGGGAATTGCTGCGCTTTCTCAGCGCGACAGGCCAGTCGGAGATTAAGCGGCATGACAAATCGGGTTACACGCGCGCATATGTGCCCGGGCGATATATCCCGGCGGGGTTATCTGGCGGTGTTTTGTGGCGAGAGCCAGTGCGGGCGGGAGCCTTGGGGATCGCCGATAGTTAAGTAGATATTTGACCTATGCACCCCCGCGCAAGGGCCACCCGGGGGTGGGGGCATTTGCTATGCAATACCGCCATCAATTTTGTTTTTTTGGAGTAAACGGGGCTTATAAAAACGTACATTGTCGGGGCGGACAAAACGTACCCCTAACAGGGGACAAAACGTACCCCTAACGTAGGCGGGGCGGGGGTGTATATATTTACCCCGGCGGGCCTATGCCCATAGTACAGTCGAATTTTGATTTTGTCAAGAAAAAAAGTTGACACCCCGGTAATTAATAGCTATACTTAGTGCGTGAACCACACATTTACCCGTCACACCTTCCCATAAACGCTATTGTTTACACAAAAAAGGTACGACGCACGTGTGGTTCACCCCGTTTCAAAGGAGAAACCCCGTATGTTCGAAGCATTGCTCCTCGTCTGCGCCCTTGCAACGCCGGACAAGTGTGTACGTTTTGATGATACACTTGGTCCGTATGAAACGTACGATCAATGTAAGACTCGTTCGTACGAAATGGCGGAAGGAGTAGCTCAAATGTTCCCCGTTCCGGCTTCGTATAGCTTCAAGTGCATCGAAAGAGACTTCACGTGAACCTCTTACCCCAGCAAAAGCCAAAAGAGCGCACCCTAACCGTACAACAGCAGCAATTCTTGGACATTTTGTTCGAAAACGGCGGTAATGTCACTGCCGCTGCAGTAGATGCGGGCTACTCGAAGGGTTCGAGCCAGTGGCTCAAGAAGACGTTGGCCGATGAGATCGTAGAACGTACGAAAGACATCCTTTCCGTCAATGCGATCAAGGCTGCTAACCGCCTCGTCACAACAATAGACAACCCCGCCCCAGAACGCGGAGACGACCTGCGCCTCAAGGCAGCCGAATCGCTGCTCACTCGTGTCGGAGTGAAAGCCCCCGAGCAGGTAAACCACAATGTAACGGCAGTACACGGCGTCGTCCTGTTGCCGCCAAAGAATGAGGTAACAATCGATGGAATTTCCGAGTAACGTACTCAAAAGTGAAAAACCTACGCGAGAGCAAATTCAACAAAAGGTTATGCGTATCGCTCGTGAAAACGACTTAACTGATGAACAAGCGGGAATCCTCATGAAGCGAGAGCTTCGTAAGGCCGGACTCGAAGTGAAGGATATGGCACATGGCGGAAAAGCCTGTCGAGGAAGAAAAGCAAGCGAAAGCGCCGAAACGTCGCGGTCGTCCTAAAAAAGACCCGAATGCACCGAAAGCCACATATCAACTCTCTACGCGCGAACGTGCGAGACGTGCAGCGCAGGGCCGTTTACGCTCCGCAAAGAACCGTGCTGCAAAGTCGAGCAAAGCCGCAGAAGATAAACGTCGCTACGCCCGCAAACTCGAAGAAAAGGTAGGAAAAGTTGAAAAAGCTCTTGTCGGCGATCAGACTGCCACAATCGATCTTGGGGATTTATCTGATCTACCGAGTGCAGTGTCGGACTTGGTCGGTGAAAGCGAGGTGGTGTTTCAACCGAACGATGGTCCGCAAACGGACTTTCTTTCAGCGGGTGAACGAGATGTTCTCTACGGGGGAGCAGCCGGGGGTGGTAAATCTTTCGCTCTCTTGGCCGATCCTCTGCGCTTCTGTCACAACCCTAATCATCGTGGGCTTCTTCTTAGGCGTACTCTCGATGAGCTAACCGAACTCATCGACAAGTCACGCCAACTCTACACGAAGGCGTTTCCCGGTGCGAAGTTCCGTGAGTCGAAGTCTACGTGGGTCTTTCCATCCGGGGCAACGATCTGGTTCACCTACCTCGACAAAGATAAAGACGTAACCCGCTTTCAAGGACAGGCATTCAACTGGATCGGTATCGACGAAATAACCCAGTACCCCACACCGTACGTCTGGGATTACTTACGCTCTCGTCTCCGCTCCACAGACCCCGAACTCCAGCAGCACCTATATATGCGCTGCACAGCAAACCCCGGTGGTATCGGCGGCTGGTGGGTTAAGAAAACGTACATCGATGGGATCGAACCGAACAAGGCGTTCACTGCGTTCGACATCGAAACTGGTAATCCGTTTGTGTGGCCCCCGAGCCACGAAAAAGCGGGTCAGCCCTTGTTCCTTCGTAAGTTTGTACCGGCAAGGCTGACCGACAATCCCTACCTGATGGCAGACGGCCAATACGAGGCTATGCTCAGGTCGCTCCCGGATGTCGAACGAAGGCGACTCCTCGAAGGTGATTGGGACGTGGCGGAGGGAGCGGCCTTCCCCGAGTTTTCAAGGAGTCGGCACGTTGTCGAATATTTCGACCTACCTACCAATTGGCCACGTATACGGGCGGCAGACTACGGCTACGCGAGTCCGTCGTGCGTTCTGTGGGGGGCTATTGACTGGGATAATAATATCTGGATTTATCGCGAACTATATGCTAAACACTTGACAGCAGAGCAACTCGCTGATAAAATACTAGAAGCAGAGGAGCTAGACCCGCAACCTCACTATACCGTCTTAGACTCCTCGTGCTGGAACAAGACGGGTTTCGGACCTTCGATAGCGGAAACTATGATGAGGTCGGGCGTACGCTGGACGCCATCCGATCGTAATCGCATACAGGGAAAGATGGAAATACATCGTCGCCTCGCTAACGATCCGTACACCGAAGAGCCTCGCCTACGCATCTTTTCTTCGTGCCAAAACACGATCAAGCAACTCGCTGGTATACCGCTTTCTAAGTCTAACAGCGAAGACGTAGACACAAAGGCTGAAGATCACGCATACGACGCCCTCCGCTACATGTTGATGACACGCATGAGTGGATACACTTCTATACACCAGCAACTCGGCGCAATCAAGAATCAAGTGTACCAAGTACAAGACTCGACATTCGGATACTAACCTATGGCAGAAATTACAGATTTTCCAGAGCGTCGAGATCAAATCAGCATCGCTGCGGATAAGATCGGTAAAGAACTAAAGAAGATGCAGGGCTATAAGACAGTAGGCCCAGAAAATGAGCGTCTCATCGAAATTTTTGGCGGACGAAATATCCCGCGTAAATTTACCTTTGCTCATATGCAAGAACTCCTCAAGGACATGAGTCCTATCGCAGGAGACGAAAACACAATTTTTACTCTTTCTCAAGTCATCGAAGAAAAGTTTCCGGGTACGATTGATAAAAAAGATTTTGCAGACTTCGAAGAAAGGTTTAGAAGCGTACTCGATACACAGGATGCCGGTAATTTGATAGACTTACCAGCAAATGATGCCGGAAAGGGAACGGTGGACTTTAACACCCGCATGAAGGATGGAAGCATCACGGTTCGTGAAGCTCTTTCGCTCGTAGCGGACAGTACGTCCGATAAAACAAAAGCCGGAAAAGACAACATAAAGAAAACGCGAAATCTCATCGCTCAACTAGCTGATGAAGGTATCGATGTAGATCAGCCATACTTTGATGTATACAAAACTCGCGAGTTTAATGCCGCACTAGACCCTCTCGAAAGAGCAGACGGAGTAAACCGCTGGCAAGAGTGGATATGGTTCGAGCGGCGTTTTAAGGATCGTGTTGAAGATGCAGGACGCAACGAGCCATTCACTCTCTTGGGTGGTGATAAGGGGTACGCACAACGCACGTACGAACTGGTTGGTGTACAGTCGCGTGGCGCAGACCCTATGCGAGGAACGCTCTTTTCTGAAGACTTAGACCGTGTATACAACGAAGCTCTCAATCAAGACACGTACGAAAAAGTAACAAAGACGGGGAAAACAGTTACAGTAGATATTGACCCCGAAACACGAGACTATCTTATCTACGAAAAGTATACTGGTCAACGTCTCGCATCTAATATTGACAAAGATACCGGCTTAAAAATTACTGACATCAACTTCGGTAAAGATGCCGATGGTAACTTAATTGCAGAGGTAGCTGGAAAGACCGTCGGAAAAAAGACTCGTCCAGAAGCGATGTACGATGGAGAATTTGCTCATTTTTTGAAGGCAAAAGTAGATAGGGCACGTGCTGCCTTGCCAGAAGGCGCAGACCCATCTCAGGTAAATCTATTTCAGACTACGGACACTAAGCTCGATGCTTTGTGGAATGCTACAATTCGTCCGAAGCTCGAAGCAGAATTTAGTGCTATTCTCCCTAAGGGAAAGCAAGGCTCTCGCTCTGTAATTCGTAAAATTCTCGCTCGACAGCTTCTCGTCGAATATAAGTTTCCTAAAGATGCTGTCAAAGCGTGGATGGGTCATGCCGGTGCTGAAATGTCCGGCTCAGGAGATATCTTGACGGAGTCGTACACCGGTCAGGTTCCTGATGATCGTATTGGCGGAATGACGAACACACTCATCCGAAATGACGCCCGTAATGCCGGAACGAGTACGGTCAATCAACTCTTCCTGAATCGTCGGGTGGACGTTCCTGATTTTTACGGCGAAAGTAGTGTCGTATTTTCAACGCCTGAGTCTATAGATGTTGCATCAGCTAGTCAGCCCGCAAAGGGACGCGATCCGCTTCCGGGTGAGCTACAAGAGCTAAATGAAACAGCCCGTAGCAACGCTCTCGACTTGGAGATGGCTAACATCGACAAGGAAAAGCGTAATCTACAAAAGCGCAAAGAAAATCAAGCCGTCGAAGAAGAGACTATTCGTCAAAAGGTACGTGAGAAGCACTTTGCAAAGCAGGTAGAGCAAGACGAACTTGCTAAAATCGCTGCCGAAACAGGCGAAGACATCGACGCCGGAGCAGAAAAGAACCTGACTACCGAGCCGTCAGATAAACTGTCGAACAAGCTAGCTAGGTTTGGCATACGCTTAGGGCGGACTGTACTCGGTCCGCTCGGCTTAGGCTTAACGACTGCGGCGGCTGTTACAACAGGGACTGCTGTTAGGCAACGAGCGGAGGCTATGAGTGTACCCGACCCTCTCGCAAAGACAGCCGGTGTAATTGCCGGAGCATCCGAGTTCTTGCCTGTGCCGCCATCAGACGTAGCAGAAGTACAGCCTGATCCGTTCTCGATGCGTCCTGTTGAGCGGGCCGCAGCAGAGAGTGAAATAGTTCGCGAAGGCTTGAAGACCACTGGTCAACTTCAAGAGGCCGCGCCACGGGAGACCCGGAAAGCTGCTCCCGCACCAATCGACGATAGCTTTCTAACAATGTCACCATAAAACAAGGGGAGCAAACCCGATGCCGAACAACAACTATAACTACGGTGCTGACTACATCATGAATTCTCCGAACACTTCGGTAGACGATCAGATGGGTGCAGACCAGTTGTATCGTGAGGGACTTGAGTTCGATACCAAGACCGCACAAGGCGTTCTGACGGAAGACATGCCGAAGCAAATGAGCAAAGGCGCTGTCGATCCGGCTGTCATGCGTATGGCTGAAGAACGCGATTACTAAGAAAGCGAAAGAATGGCTGACAATTTCCTAGAGCCGGAAGACGATCAGACCATCCCCCTCGTCGAACCGACGGAGCGGATGCCCGGTCTCGCCGGATATATTCGTGCGAAATTTGACGATGCAGAAAACGGACGGTACGTCTACGAGCAACGATGGCTCCAAGCGTACAAGAATTTTCGTGGCATCTATGATTCGACGACACAATACCGCGACTCCGAACGGTCGAAGGTCTTCATCAAAATCACGAAGACTAAAGTCCTTGCGGCGTATGGGCAAATTGTTGACATTCTTTTCGCTAACAAGAAGTTTCCGCTCGTAGTCGAATCTACGCCGATGCCAGAAGGTATCGCGGAGTTTGCACATATGCGTACTCCGGCGGACGAACTAAATCGCGGGCAGAGCGATCCGTACGGTTTTCCGGGCGATGGTCGCGAACTCGCACCCGGAGCTATGTCCGCATCTGATCCGCACGTCTTGGGATCGTACGGCAAAGAATTTGGCGATATGCTCGTTCCGGGCAAGGCCAAAGTAGGTGAGCCGCAGTTTGAACCTGCAAAGGAACAAGCTCGACTCATGGAAAAGTGTATCCACGATCAACTCCTCGACACAAATGCCGTCAACGTGTTTCGCAAGGCGATCTTCGAATCTGCCCTGCTCGGTACGGGCATCGTAAAGGGTCCGTTTAACTTTCACAAGCGCGTTCATAACTGGGAGCGTGGCGAGGACGGTGAACGGGCGTACAATCCCTACGAGAAGACAGTACCACGCATCGAAGCCGTGTCCGTCTGGGACTTTCACCCGGACCCGTCCGCAACGACAATCGAGGACTGCGAGTACGTTATCGAACGTCATCGTATGAACCGGTCGCAGCTTCGTAGTCTCATCATGCGTCCACATTTCGATGCGGAAGCTATACGGGAGTGTCTTGCAAAGGGACCGAATTACGAGGACAAATACTACGAGGATACGATTCGTGAAGACGAAACGGAGCCGTACGTAGCCGAAAACCGGTACGAAGTCTTAGAATACTGGGGTGTTTTGGATGCCAAGTTCGCTGATGAGGTGGGCATGCAAGAGGCTCGGAACATGTCCGAGTTCGATCAGATTCAGGTGAATGTCTGGGTCTGTGGAAATCAGGTTCTTCGCTGCGTTGTCAATCCGTTCACTCCGGCACGTATCCCGTATCAGGCGTTTCCATTCGAAATCAACCCGTACCAAGTGTGGGGCGTCGGTGTTGCTGAGAACATGGAAGACGCACAGATGCTGATGAACGGCCACGTGCGTATGGCTATCGACAACCTCGCCCTTGCTGGCAACCTCGTATTCGATGTAGACGAGGCGTCGTTAGTGCCCGGACAGAACATGGACATCTTCCCCGGTAAGATATTCCGCCGTCAGTCGGGCGTCACGGGCACGGCCATCAATGGCCTCAAATTTCCGAACACGGCACCGGAAAACATCCAGATGTATCAAATCTCGCGGCAACTCGCTGACGAGGAGACGGGCATCCCGTCGATTATGCACGGCCAGACGGGTGTAACCGGCACCGGACGTACGGCAGCGGGCTTGTCGATGCTCATGGGCAGTGCGGGCCTGTCGATGAAAACGGTCATCAAGAACATCGATGATCATCTCCTAAAGCCTCTCGGCGAGGCGTACTTCCAGTGGAACATGCAGTTCAACGAAGACGCGGAAGACGTGAAAGGTGACTTGGAGATCAAGCCGCGCGGTGTTGCAGCCGTTATGCAAAAGGAGGTACGCACTCAGCGTCTAACTTCGCTCTTGCAAACGGTGGCGAATCCGATGCTAGCGCCGTTCGTCAAGATTCCGAACTTGATGCGTGAGTTGGCAATCGCACAAGATATCGATCCGGACAGTCTCGTAAACGATGTCAACGAGGCACAGGTATACGCACAGATGTTACAAGGGATGATGCAAGATGCTCAACAAGCAGCAAGCGCAGAAGCTGGCGGCGCTCCTCCACAGCAAGGAATGGCCCCTACTGGAGGAGTACCTAGCGGACCTCCGGGAGGTGACGATTCAGGCCGTGGTAACGGCACAATCGGAGTCGGAGTTGCGCCAAACGCAGGGGAAGCTGGCTTTACTGGAAATGCTCCTCAAATTGAAGAGTAGTCACGAGGCGGTGGTACGAAACGATGGATAAAATCACAGAGATTTTAAAAGAGATGCACGAAAGGGCTGACGAGCCGGTGGGTATGCAGCAGGGTGGTGTTGCCGGAACCTTGACTCCTGAGCAATATCAACAGCAGCTTATCGACTATTATAATTTTGGAGGTATCGGCGTGACAGGTGCCCCTGACCCCGATCCTGACCCTGATCCCGACCCTGATCCGGTTCGTCCGGATATTTTGACGCCTGTAGGAGAGCGCGGGGAAGGCGCACCGAACGTCTTTGCAGGAATGCCGTTAAAAGACGGGAGCCTATATGATGTATCCGATGTCGATCCGAATGAATACATTGCCAACTTCGGAAAGAACGAAAGCTACACGGCAGACACGGGCGGATTCAAGAGTTATCTCGAACGAGGTGCAAAAGCGATCAAAGATCAAGGGTTGCTTCCGGCGGGTGTCGTTTCCCTAACCGGTCTTCCTGTAGGTGCGATGGCTTTCGGCGCGGCACAATTAAACAAAAAACAACAGATTAAAAACGCAACCGCAATCTCAGAAGCGGGCAGAAATGCCGGTTCGATGTTCACCCTCAACGGTCAGACTGTGAGCCGTGCGCCCGGTAGTACGCGCTTCGATGGCACGATTGTGGGTATGTCGAACGATCAACTCTATCGTCTCGACGAAATTCGTAATAAGTTTATTCCGGGTACGATGAAAGAAACTAAAGTTACTGGATTTCAAAATATCATCGGATCAGAGTACACACGTACCGGCAAAGGCGCACTATCTACTGCCGGAGATGTTGCAATCGACGCATTCGGAACCGTACACGGGGCGGGTGGTCCGCAGATGGTCGGGGCGTTTCAAGCCGAACGCGCACGGGAACAGATGTTCCTCGACGCTATGCAGGGAAAAAGTCTTGCCGGTGTAGACGTGTCTAGGGATGCTCTCGCTATGAAGCAAGCTCTCGACGCGGAGATGAGCGGAAGCAAATCGTTCTTCACGACTACGGCCCGTATGAGTGACGCCGACTACAACAAGGCTCTCACTCGTTCCCAAGAGTTTATTAAAAACTACGTGTCTAAAAATTACGGATCGGAAGAAGAAGCCCCAGCCGCTCCTCCACCCATAACACCCACAACACAGCCGCCAGACCCCGCTGAAGAGGACGGTGGTCCGGGAATCAACACGGGCGGCGGCAACCAAGATGAAAACGAAGGTGGCAGTAGCGGTTATGGTGACGGCATCGGAACTGGCGGCGGTGGCGCGGGTGAATCTTTTGGTCCTTATGGCGGTTTCGCTGATGGCGGTCGCATCGGTATGCAAGCGGGCGGCGTATCTCAACAGCCACAACCTGCCGGGTTCGTCGGAGGTCCACCCGAGAACTTTACTGACGGCCAGACCGTAGCGGATGATCAACCGATGTCCGTCCCAGAGGGTACGTTTGTCATCAATGCGGCGGCTGTCGAGTTCGCCGGATCGGACGACATCAAGAAGATGCTTTCGGATGCGTACGGTAAGATGCAGAAAAAGGTTGACAAAACCATCGGCGTTGCTAAAATACCAACAGAGGATGAAATCGATGTCGCCGTCTCTCGTGGCGAAGTCATCGTACCTCCCGAAGTAGCAAAGATCATCGGCTACGACCGTCTCGAAAAAATCAACAATCGTGGCAAGAAAGAAGTCTCCCGTCGGCAAGAAGCGGCAGGAGGTGGCTTCCTCGACGGAAAAAAGTTCGCAAACGGGGGTGACGTAGGCGAAGACATTCCTATGGACGAGTCGATTGCCCTCGATGCTAGTACGCGACAAAAGTTCAATACCTTTCTAAAAAGTCGCAAGCAGCGAGGTGATGTAGAAAAGCTCATAGACAAACTCGATGATCGTGAACGTCTTTTTGTCTTAGGTCTCGTTGAGACGACTGCTGCCAAAGACTCTGTTGATTCGATGATGGGCGTTATGCAAACTGCCATCAATCGTGCGAACACAGATCGTCCGAGTTTCAAAGCTGTAAACGATCTGCCGTCCGTTATGAAGCAGAGGTCAGCACGAGGCAGCGGAAGTCGTATGTTTCAATACGACGGCTTAGAGCCGAGCAAGATTGCTCCACGCTTACGAGAAGTAGTACAGGGTCGGGTACCTAGTGCAGTCACTAAACTATTCATGGCAGCAGAGAATGTTACCAACCCTGAAACAGAAGGTCAACGTCCTCTTCCGTTCGATGTGATGTTCTACACGAAACCTGATGCGCCACTCGCAAAGGATTTCGAAAAAAACCCTAAAATGAGATATTACAGCAGTTTTGGAGGGCACGACTATTACGCCCTCGACGCCGCACCTGAAAAGTAGCGGCGTGTATATTCGCTGGCTACCCGCACATTCATGCGGCCCCAGCACAACCGGAGCGGCCACCCACAGCCAAGTGGCACCGCAAGTGAGGTAAAATAAATGGCAAAGCGAGTAAAGGGCCATCGTGCCAACAAGCCGAATGATTCTTTCGGCACAATCAACAGCGACACGCTGTATCGTGGTAACTATCGTGACGAAGTCTACAAAGACGAAGACGATGAATCCGACGAGACTGTAGAAGCCCAAAACGCGGACCCCGACGAGGCTACTCCCCAAGAGGCAACGAGTTTCGTACAAGAAAAACAAGAACCGGACCACGACTACAAGAAACGATACGACGACCTAAAGAAACACTACGACACAAAGGTTAATGAGTTCAAGCAGGAAATCGCCGACTTGAAAACGGCAATGCAAACTCCTCAAGCACAGATGCCTGAAGGTGTAGCGATGCCCAAGACGCCTGAAGAACTGCAAGCATTCAAAAACCAGTACCCGGAAGTGTTCGAAGTCGTACAGACCGTTTCTTCTCTCCAAGCTGAATCCCAGCTATCTGAGCTTCGTAACGAACTCGGTACGATCAAAGAACGGGAGAAGCAACTCGAAAAGCAGAAAGCCTACGAGGAACTGCTACGATTGCATCCGGACTTTGACGACATCAAGGGTGACGATAAGTTCCTTGAATGGCTCGGAGAACAGCCGGAGTCAATCTCTGACGGCATCTACAAAAATAACACGGATGCACGTTGGGCGGCACGAGTACTCGATCTGTACAAAGCAGATACGGGCCAAACTAAGAAGCGTACCAAATCTAACAAAGCTTCAGCAGCAGACGCCGTAACACGCACTGTTGCCCGTGAAGTCAAGACGACAAGCGGAAACGACAAGATTTGGAAGGCTTCAGAAATCGGCAAGATGAAACCGTGGGAATTCGAAAAGGCAGAAGCCGAACTCGATGCCGCACGGGCAGAAGGCCGAATCGACTACAACTCTTAACCTTAACCTCCAAATAGGAAGGATGAACTAATGGCTTTCAATAGCGCGTCAGGTCATAACAACCTGCCTTCCGGTAACTTTACGCCGGAAATCTTTAGCCAAAAAGTTCTCAAATTCTTCCGTCGCGCTTCGGTTGCAGAAGATATTACGAATACCGACTACGCTGGCGAAATTGAGAACTTTGGCGACACTGTCCGCATCATCAAAGAACCGACAATTACGGTTTCTTCGTATGCTCGTGGCTCAGTCGTAAACCCGCAAGACCTTGCTGACGATCAGACAACTATGGTTGTCGATCAGGCAAACGCCTTTGCATTCAAGATTGACGACATCGAAGAGCGTCAGTCTCACGTCAACTTCGAGGCTCTTGCCACTTCTTCGGGTGCATACTCCCTGAAGCGTAAGTACGACGCCAACATTCTGCAGAACATGGCAGACAACGCCGGTAATACTGGCACCTCCGTTGGTACGGCTGGTGCGCCTATCGATATCACCGGTAGTGGTAACGAAGACGCTGCTGTCAACCTGCTGATGACGATGGCTCGTATCCTCGACGACCAGACTGTTCCGGAAGAGAACCGCTGGTTTGTAGCACCTCCGATCTTCTACGAGAATGCGTTCAAGGCCGGTGCCAAGTTCGCAGAAGTTCAGGTAACTGGAGACGCAACTACGCCTCTCCGCAACGGTCTTGTAATGGCTGGCAACATTGCCGGTTTCAACTGCTACAAGTCCACTGCCCTGAACAACTCGGGAACTGACGTTGTGACCATCAACTCGCAAGATACCACGAACGACTTCGTTGTTCTTGCTGGACACATGTCCTCAACTGCAACCGCTTCGCACATCGCGAAGACTGAGGTTGTACGTTCGACTGAAACCTTTAGCGACATCGTTCGTGGTCTCCACGTGTTTGGCCGTAAGGTCATCCGCCCAGAAGCCATCGTTCAGGGTGTCGTTAAGACTGACTAATAGGGAGACTTTGTAATGGCTACTTATACTGTAACTGGTGCTGTCGCTGGTGTCCCTCTGGGCATTAAGCCACAGATCGTTGAAGTCGTTCTCGACTTCTCGTCTACTAGCCTGACCACTTCGGACTCCGTTGAGGTTTTCGAAATGAAGGCAAACACTCTCGTCCTCATGGCGGGTGTGGAAGTCCTCACTGCTGCATCAACTGGTTCGCCAGTCCTCGATCTCGGTGACGACGCAGACGATGATCTCTACGTTGCTGCTCTGGACGGTACTGCTACCGGCCACGAGATCAACAACGCAGCCGGTACTGCAAAGCTGTACACCGCTGCCGATACCATCGACCTGATTGCCAACACGGCAACTTTCGACGGTAAGGTGCGCGTGTTCGCAGTGATTGCAGAACTCGGTACTGCAGAGACGGCGGCTTCGTTCGCCTAACCAACCTGTCAGGGGGGCCACGTGCCCCCTTGACATCTCTTTAATTACGTGATAAAAGCAGGAACCTCCTGCGGGGATAAACCGTATGGCCCGTAAAGCCGACAAGATGCCAGCCCGTAACAAGAAGAACTTTCGCCCTACCAAGAAGGGTGCGGGTATGACCGAAGCTGGGGTCAAGGCTTACCGCAAGAAGAACCCCGGCTCTAAACTCAAGACCGCAGTCACCGGCAAAGTGAAGCCCGGTAGCAAGGCAGCAAAACGGCGCAAGTCGTTCTGTGCCCGTTCTGCGGGTCAGATGAAAAAGTTTCCCAAAGCAGCAAAAGACCCGAATAGCCGTCTTCGTCAGGCACGAAAGAGGTGGAAATGTTAAACTTACTTGTAGGTCCGATCACACAACTAGCGGGTACGTGGCTCGAAGGCAAGGTTGAAAAGACAAAAGCCGAAACCGGTGCAAAGGTTGCCAAAGCGAAAGCCGAAGCAACTATCATGGAAAAGAAAGCAACCGGTGAAATCGACTGGGACTTGGAAGCTATCAAGGGAAGCCAATCCTCGTGGAAAGACGAGTGGTTGGTTATTTTATTTTCGGTACCTTTGGTGCTTGCATTTATTCCCGGGATGGAGGGAATCGTAGCCAATGGTTTTGCACAACTCAACGCTATGCCGCAATGGTATCAATACTCGCTAGGCGTGATTGTTGCCGCATCCTTCGGTGTTCGTAGTGCCGCCAAATTCTTCGGAAAGAAATAACAATGGCAGAGATGACTTTCGAACGAATTGCACAGTGGAAGCTTCTTCCCCGTTTTATGATGCTCATCATGACCCTGATGAGTTGGCGTTGTGCAGAGTGGTTTATGAACTTGGACGCCCCGACAGCAGCACAATCCGCATTTGTAAGCGTTGTGATGGGTGCCATGACCGGTGCGTTTGGAATTTGGATGGGTGGAGAGAATCGGAATGAAAAAGTCAGTACCAGCCCCTAAAGGCTACCACTGGATGAAATCTGGTAAAACTTACAAGCTTATGAAAAATCCTCCGGGTGGGTACAAGCCTCACAAGGGAGCGTCCGTTCGTGCGTCATTTGACGTACAGAAAGTACACAACAAATGAAATACAACACATCACATTTTCTCGACAAGCTGATTGCACACGAGGGCATGGTCCTCACTGTGTATCAGGACACTCTCGGCATCGACACTATTGGTATCGGGCGCAATTTGAAAGACCGGGGGATCAGTAAAGAAGAACTCGATTACATGGACATTCCGTCGATGGCTATCGTGTACGAACACGGTATCACGGAAGCGGATGCACGTTATCTTGCCATGAACGACATCAAGATCGTAGAGGACGAACTGTGCCGCGTACATCCGTGCGTGAACGACTTAGACGCTGTACGTCAACTGATCCTGATGGACATGGCCTTCAATATGGGTGTGCCACGCCTCTGTAAATTCAAAAACATGTGGAGTGCGGTCCACGAACATAAGTTCGACATAGCATCCGTCGAGATGCTCGATTCGCGTTGGGCCACACAAGTAGGTTCGAGAGCAGTCAAACTTTCGGACGCGATGAAGAAGGGAGAGTTCTAGTGAGTAGCGGATATGCAAAAGGGCGTAGGGCTATGTCTAGTGCAGAAGTTCCTTACAACTATCGTATGGGCGCAGGTCAACAGTTTCGCAGAGAAATTGAAGAGGGCCGTAGAACTCTTCCCGGACGTATTCGTCAAATGGAGGAAGATAAAGGTAAAGGTATCCCTATGAAACCTTCGAAAAAGGGAATAAAGATCATCGAACGCGGTGATCCTTACGCTATTACGTAATGCCCCTAACAGACAAAGGCAAAAAGATCATGCAATCCATGAAACGCACATACGGGGGCCGTAAGGGTGAACAAGTCTTCTACGCAACAGCTAACGCCGGAAAGATTAAAGGCGTCGAGGAAACAGAAGAACTCAAGAAGGGTGGCCGGGTTAGAAAAGCTAGCAAATCGTCGAAGCCTAAAACGAAGAGCAAAAGTCGAGTTAATGAAGCTGGCAACTACACTAAGCCCGGAATGAGAAAGCGCATCTTCAACCGTATCAAGGCTGGCTCGAAGGGCGGCAAGCCGGGTCAGTGGTCGGCGCGTAAAGCCCAGATGCTTGCACAAGCATACAAGAAAGCAGGGGGCGGCTACCGCGACTAACTATGCAGCACGTCTTTCTCCTGTTTGTCTTTCTTGGCATAGGAGAGGACAAGCGTCAAGTTAGCGGCGACATGTACTTTCGTGATTTGAACGATTGCGTGTGGTACGCACAAACTCTCCACAAACAAGGGAAAACGGTTACGGCGTACTGCCTACCGAAACTAGTCGATGAAAGTGTACGAGTGTACTGATGCTTGCCGAACTCGCTGCTGCCAACGCTGCCTTCGCCGTTATCAAGACGGCTGTCCAGAACGGCAAGGACATTGCTGCTGCTGGTAGCGCGATTGCAAGCTTCGTCGGTGCAAAGGAAGACCTCCAGCGCAAGGCCAACAAGAAGGGCGGCGGCTCTGACCTACAAGAGTTCATGGCTCTCGAACAGATACGAGAGCAGGAAGAGCAACTCAAGCAGATCATGATCTACACAGGTCGTCCCGGCTTGTGGCATGACTGGCAGCGTTTCCAAGCAAAGGCTCGGATTGCACGGCGGGAACAAGAAGAAGCCACAATCCGTAAGCGCAAGAAGATAATTGACATCACGATCATAACTACCTTCTTTGTTCTCGGCCTGACTATCTTCGGTGCGTTCATCGCACTTCTTCTGCACCATCAGGGCAAGTTATAGTTTTTTTCTTGTAAACTCTGTATAACTGTGGTATAATAGGGTTATTTAGGAGAGTTGCATGGATCGCATGGTAATCGAAGCCCTCAAGCACAGGTACGAAGCCACGAAGGCAGATGCGCTTGAGACATTTAAGACCTCCGACATCATGGAGGATATCGAAGATGCTTTGCACACGTGGAGCAAGGCCGACGACATGCTACACCGCATACACCTCATAGAGTGGGAAATAGAGTACGATGCCGAAGAAGAAGAGCCAACGCTCTTTGACAGCGTGGACTAAGCAGAAGTGGCGTACCAAGAGTGGGAAGCCGTCCACACAGGGTTCAAAGGCAACCGGGGAGCGATATCTACCGGAAAAGGCCATTAAGGCACTCTCTGCGAAAGAGTACGCTGCTACGACTCGCGCGAAGCGTAAAGCGACGAAGGCCGGTAAACAGGTGGCGAAGCAACCCAAGAAGATAGCGAAGAAGACTCGCGCATATCGCAAGGTACGATAGATGACATTCTTAGAACTTATCAACGCTGTGTTACGAGAGATCAATGAAGTGGAGATTACCACAGTTTCTTCGACACGCGGTATTCAAACGTCAGTCAAAGACTTCATCAACAAAGCACAGCGAGACATTATCAACTCCGAAGTTGAGTGGCCGTTTACTGTTGTTAATCAGTCTTTTACGACTACTGCGGGAACAGCAGAATATTCCCGAGAGTCAGATGCAAAGACTGTCGACTATGATAGTTTTACTGTACAAGAGTCCGCATCCACGGCGGAAAGACAACTGAAGTACTTATCGTTTAACGAGTATTTGGAGCAGCGCAACGAGGCAGACACCAATCCTGACACAGGGTCTCGTGCATTGCCAGAGTTTGTTTACAAGACGCCAGATCAAAAGATTGGTCTGTCTCCAGTGCCTGATGTATCAACATATACAGTCAGGTATTACTACTATCAGACCACGTCAGACTTGGCGAACAACACCGACGTGTCTGTCATACCCGAGCGTTTTCACGATGTCATCGTCAACCGCGCTCGTTACTACGTTCACATGCTTCGCTCTGATGTTCAGTTTTCACAGCTTGCGTTGCGTGACTACAAGGAAGGATTGCTTCGCTTGCGTGTCGAACTGATCAACCATAAGGATTACATGAGGGCCGTCTGATGCCAGATACTTCACTACTCAGTCCATTTGTTGTGAGGTTAGGCGGCGGTTTGGTGCTTGATAAGGACGCCTTTACCCTACCCCCCGGTGCAGCTACACAGTTGCAAAACTTTGAACCTGACATCAACGGCGGATACCGTCGTATCAACGGGTTCGCTAAGTTCAACTCGAACATCGTACCACAGACCAGCGCATCTAGTGAGAAGGTTCTTGGCGTACACATCTACAAAGATCAGGTCATTGCTGCACGTGGTGAAAAAGTATTCAAGGGTGGCGCAACCGGATCGTGGACAGAGATAGACTCAGGCCGAACAAGTGCCGGACGGTATCAGTTTGCAAACTTTAACTTCGACGGCACTGACAAAGTTGTTTACGTTGATGGGACGAACAACGCATCAGTCTTTAACAACAGCAGTGTTACTGACGTAACAGCGAGTGGCAGACCGGCAGACCCCGCGTTTGTAGAGGTGTTCCGAAGTCACGTATTCTACGCAGGTATGTCTGCAAGTCCACAAGAACTTGTATTTAGTGTGCCCTTTAATGAAGATGATTTTACTCCGGGCAGTGGTGGCGGCAGCATCAAAGTTGACGGCATCATCACAGGTCTCAAAGTCTTCCGTGAAAACTTATTTGTGTTTTGCAAAGAATCTATTTTTCGAATACAGGGGTCTAGCATAAGTGACTTCGCTGTCGTCCCTGTGACACGTAACATCGGATGTATTGACGGATTTAGCGTACAGGAAATTGCAGGTGATCTTGTCTTCCTTGCACCGGACGGACTGCGTACGATTGCAGGTACGGAAAAGATCGGCGACGTAGAACTCGGCACCGTGTCGAAACAGATACAGCCCCGTCTCGACAACGTATCGACCGAACGAATCTCGTCATTGGTCATACGTAACAAGACTCAGTATCGCTTGTTCTTTCCTACTGACGCACAGGCCAGTGCAGCAGCACTTGGTGTAATCGGCGTCATCAAGGCAGGAGTAGAGGGGGGCATGGGCTGGGAGTATGCCGACCTCAAGGGTATCAAGCCAGCGTGTGCAGCGTCCGGTTTCATCAGCGGAGTCGAAACGATCCTGCATGGGGGATACGATGGTTACATTCACAAGCAAGAGTCGGGCAACACTTTCGACGGCACAAACATAAACGCAATTTACCGCTCTCCCGACTACACGATGGGAGATGCGGGTATACGAAAGTTGATGCAGCGCATCATCTGGAACTACGAAAACGAAAGTGCGGTAAACTCCAAGTTCCGTATTCGCTACGACTTCGCTTCGGCAGATGTACCGCAACCAGCGGAGTACGACTTAACGACAGGCTCCGCAATCGCTCTGTACGGTCTGACCGCGTCGACATACGGCACCGCAGTGTACGGATCGTCAGGCACACCGCTCGTACGACAGAGCGTAGAAGGCGGAGGGTTCACAGTAGCCGTGCGCTTAGACGACACACAAGGTGCAGCCCCGATATCTATAAAAGGTTATCAATTAGAATTTACTCCGGGAGGGAGGAGATAACACATGGCAGGTTACACTAGACAGTCGTCTTACTCTGACGGCGATACTATCACCGCCGCACACAGTAACAACGAATTCGATCAGGTTCTTGCTGCGTTCAACAACTCGACCGGCCACAAGCACGACGGCACGGCAGCAGAGGGTCCGGTCATCGGACTCATCGGTGATCCGGGCGAAACCACGCCAAAGAACAAGGTCGTTGTTGACAATCCCAACAATCAGATCGAAGTCAGCATCGACGTATCGGGTACGTCCACAGAACAGGTTGTCTTCAAGGACGGCGTGATCGAGCCGACAACCGACAACGATATTGATCTCGGCTCGTCGAGCAAGCAGTTCAAAGACCTACACATAAACGGCACTGCCAACATCGACAGCTTGGCTGCGGATACGGCCAACATCGACGGCGGTTCAATCGACGGCGCAACGCTCGGCACGAACAGCGCAATCACGCAGGCTGTTATCGACAACGTCAACATCGACGGTGCAACTATCGGTCACACCAGCGACACAGATTTGATGACCCTCGCATCGGGCATCTTGACTGTTGCTGGCGAAGTGTCGATGACAACCCTCGACATCGGCGGCACAAACGTAACTGCCACTCCCGCAGAACTCAATCTGATGGATGGTGGCACGTCTGCTGGCACGACAGCCGTAGCGGGTGGTGACGGTATCGTAACCAACGATGGCGGCACAATGCGTCAGACTACGGTCGACACCTTCGACACGTATCTCGCCGCAACTACAAAGACCCTGACAAACAAGACACTCGATGCTGATAACAACACAGTGTCGAACCTCGAAGTGGACAACCTCAAGTCGGGTGTACTCGACACGGACCTGTCGAGTGTAGCTGGCACGGATACCACCCTCGCATCGGCCAAAGCCATCAAGGCGTACGTAGACGCGCAACTGACTGCATCCGACCTCGACTTTCAGGGTGACAGCGGTGGCGCACTAAGCATTGACCTTGACAGTGAAACGCTTGACATTGCTGGCGGCACGGGTATTGACACCAGCGGCTCCAGTAACACTCTGACTGTTGCAATCGACAGCACAGTTGCCACCCTTTCTGGTTCGCAGACCCTCACCAACAAGTCTATCGACGCCTCTCAGCTTACGGGCACAGTAGCTAACGCCCGTTTAGATGCTGAGTTACAGGCACTTGCAGGTTTGACTTCTGCCGCAGACAAGGGAATCCAGTTTACCGGCAGCGGCTCTGCAGCTACGTACGACCTAACTGCTGCTGGTAAAGCACTGCTCGACGATGCCAATGCAAGCGCACAGCGCACAACTATGGGAGTAGCCATTGGCTCTGATGTCCAAGCTTACGACGCAGGTCTCGCTTCTATTGCTGGCCTCACTACCGCAGCGAATAAAGTTATTTATACTACAGGTAGCGATACGTACGCAGTCACCGACTTTACGGCATTTGGTCGTAGTCTGGTTGATGACGCTGATGCTGCAGCGGGACGTACCACACTCGGCGTTGTTATCGGGACAGACGTACAGGCGTACGATGCGGAACTCGCGGCACTTGCCGGTCTGACATCCGCAGCAGATAAGGGCATCCAATTCACCGGCTCGGGCACGGCAGCAACGTATGACCTGACCGCCGCCGGTAAGGCTCTTCTCGATGATGCTAACGCTTCGGCACAGCGCACCACACTCGGTCTCGGCACAGCGGCTACGGCAGCTACCACAGATTTTGATGCTGCTGGACAGTCTGTAGTTATGGCTATCGCTTTGGGTTGACAACCCCTGAAAAATATTCTATAATGTATCCGAAGAGGGATTAACATGGCAAACGCTTTTCTATGTGAGACGGACACGGCTGTTGGCACTGGTGCCGCAACCATTTACACCTGTCCTTCCTCTACCGAAACCACCATTATCGGTCTGTCAGTTGCGAACATCGTAACCTCACAGATTACGGTTAGTGTGAAGCTGAACGGCGCAGGTCGTACTAGCGGTGCAGTTGACAACGTGCATCTCGTAAAAGATGCACCGATTCCTGTAGGTGGCACACTTGTGGTAGTGGGTGGAGACCAAAAGGTTG